CAACTTTGGAGATCAAGAAACAGAGAACCCAATTGCAGGTGGACTAGATAGACCAAATGAAATCATTCATCTAAAGAAATACACACCAACAAATAACTACTATGGTATTCCAGATATCGTAGCATCATCAAATGCTATGGCTGGAAACGAGTTTGCTGGAAAGTATAACCTTGACTACTTTGAGAACAAGGCGGTTCCAAGATATATCATCACCGTAAAGGGTGCTAAATTATCAACAGAGTCTGAGCGTAAATTGCTCGAGTTTTTCCAAGTAGGACTAAGAGGTAAGAATCACAGATCTTTGTATATTCCACTTCCACCAGATTCACCAGACTCAAAGGTTGAATTTAAGATGGAGCCAATTGAGGCAGGAACTCAAGAGTCTTCATTTAACGTATATCGTAAATCTAATAGAGATGAAATTCTATTATCTCACCGTGTCCCAATTAATAAGATCGGAACTCCTGAAGGAGTTAATTTGGCAGTTGCAAGAGATGCGGATAAAACATTTAGAGAGCAAGTATGTCGTCCAGCCCAAATGAATTTAGAAAAGAAATTAAATAAAATTATTGAGGAAATGACCGACGCCCTACTCCTTAAATTTAACGAGCTAACTTTGACCGATGAAGATACCCAGTCAAAGATTGATGAGCGATATTTAAGGATGCAGGTAATTACCCCTAATGAGGTAAGAATTAGAATGGGTATGGTCCCATTGGACGGCGGAGATAAAGTCGTTGAATTAAAACCACAGGCAGCAGCAGAGCAAAGAGCACAGGCAGGAAAAACCAGAACTAGAGATTCTGAACGTTCCGCAAATTCCCCAGATATTTCTGGAGAAGGCCGAAATGCTCAGGGCGACGGAAGACAAGTCGACTAACCCTACTCAACTGATTATTTGCCTTATATACAATAACGTTATAAAATTAAGCATATGAATATTGAGAAATCTCTTTGGTCTTCGCATGGCGATAACATCACGTTATCCGTGCCATTTACCAAAGTAAACCGTGAAAAACGCACAGTCTCAGGATTTGCAACACTTGATAATGTTGACCAGACTGGTGATGTAGTCACCTCTGAGGCAAGCATAAAAGCATTCGAAAATTTCCGTGGGAATCTTCGTGAGATGCACCAGCCAGTTGCAGTAGGTAAGATTGTTTCTTTTAAACCAGAAACTTATTACGATCCAGCATCAAAAGAATTCTATAACGGAGTTTATGTAGATGCATACATTTCAAAGGGTGCTCAAGATACATGGGAAAAAGTTTTAGATGGAACCCTCGCAGGTTTCTCTATCGGCGGAAAGATTATTGAATCAGATAACGAAGTTAATAAGTCAACAGGTAAGACTGTAAGGTTTATTAAAGACTATGCTCTAATGGAGTTGTCAATTGTAGATTCGCCAGCAAACGAACTATGTAACATATTGTCAATCTCTAAGATGAACGGTCAGCTAGTATTTAAAGGAATGGCAGCAGATATCGTAACAGAAAATATTTTTTATTGTAACGAATCTGATTCAGTATTCATTTCCACAGAGTCATCATATGATTCCCCAGTTACAGGTAAGCCTGCAACATTGATCGGATGGGTAGAGTCAAACGATGTTAACAAAGCAAAAGAAATAGATAAGATTCTTGATTTACATAAAAAGTCAAGATTGTCGACGCCTGAAACACAAATTGCAAAACAGGCAGACATAGAAGGAGGTAAAGAAGTGTCAGATAATACAGAAAACGTAGTTGCAGAAGATGCAGTAGCACCAGAAGCAACCGTAGAAGACACAGCAGTAGATGCTCCCGTAGAGGAAGCACCAGCTGTTGAAGAAGCTCCTGCAGATGCAGTAGCAGACGCTTCTGCCGAAACTCTAGAAAAAGCAGCCGACGTATCAGAAGTTATGGTTGATGAACCTGATTTTGCAAAGATGCTTGGCGATCTAAAAGGCTTTTTCTCAGAAACACTAAATAAGGCTTCAGAAGCAAATGCTGCTCAAGTTTCACTTATCAAAGATACAGTTGAAACATTCAGCAAGAGCGTTGATGGTCGTATTTCAGAATTGGCAGAACAACATACAGCACTTTCAAAGGCTGTAGAAGATATCAAGAACACGATTGATGGCGTAGAAAAGCGTGTCGATGCAGTAGAATCAGAGACTGCAATTAAGAAGTCCTCAGACCTTGGCGGGTCTCAGGAAGTAACAATCAAAAAATCAAAGTGGAACGGTTCTTTCCTCGGTTCCGTAACAGAATTAATTAAATAAGGTAGGTGAAATATAATATGAGTAATGAAACATTAGAAAAGGCAATCGCAGCAGGAACAACTGCAACAGCGACATTCGCCTCAACTACTGGCGCTAATGGAGTACACGTAGCTGGCGAAGCTGGCAACGGTGGACTTCTAAACGCAGAACAATCAGCCCGCTTTCTAGATTATATGTTCGACGCAACCGTAATTGGTAAGGTCGCCCGTACAGTCAGAATGAGAAGCGATACAGCAGAAATTGATCGTATGTCCGTTGGTGAGAAGCTTATGACTCTCGCAACTGAAGGAGATGCAACTGGCTCAAACGCAGCAGTTACTTTCTCAAAGATCTCTATCACAACTAAGAAGCTTCGTCTAAATTGGGAGCTTTCAACTGAGTCTCTAGAAGACAACATTGAAGGTCCAGATCTAGAAGACCACATTGCCCGTTTGATGGCAACACAAGCAGGTAACGATATCGAAGATGTAATCCTTAACGGAAATACAGCTTTGACTAGCGATGACCTATACAAGTCATTTGATGGCGTTGTAAAGAAGGCAAAGGCTAGCGGTCACGTTGTAGCTGGTGCAGGCGCAGGAGTATCTCGTGAGCTTTTCAACAAGGCTCTAAAGGCACTTCCACGTAAGTACAAGCAACGTCGTGGTGATCTACGCTTCTTGGTAGGTTCAAACCTAATCCAAGATTTCCTATATGCTAACAGCATTGGAACAAACCAAACAATTCCATCAGATATCGCATCAGGCGTTATCCGTGGAACAACACCAGGACTTGGTGGTCCAGCAGGATATGTAGCACCATTTGCATTCGGAATTCCAATCGTTGAAGTTCCTATGCTAAAGGAATCACAAGATGGTTCATATTCAGGCGAGACTGGCGATCACGGAGACATCCACTTGACATTCCCAAATAACGTAGTTATTGGTATCAAGCGTGACGTAACTGTATATCGCTTCTTCCAGCCACGTAAGGACTCAATCGAGTACACAATGTATACTCGTGTTGGCGTTCAAATCGAGCAGGCAGATGCTTGGGTAGTCGTTAAAGACGTTAAGGTTGCTTCCTAATTAATAGGATTTAAATCTGCTAAAAGCCCCCTAAATTAATTTTTGGGGGGCTTTTCATTTTAATTTAGTAATGCTATAATTGTTTAGAGTAGAAATGGGAGAATTACATGTCATTTGAGACATTAAAGATATCTGAAATAAAGAAGATTGCAGAAGATTTTGCAGTAGATACAGATGGCCTAAAGAGCAAGGCCGACATTATTGCAGCCCTTGCAGAAGAAGGCGTTACTTGGTCTGTATATAACAAGACCATGGACAAGATGGAAGAAGAAGATATGTCAGTAGAAGTATTGCCAAAGTTTGATCCAAAGGCGGAACAGCCAGAAAACACAGTATTAGTAAGAATGACTAGAGATAACTTTAGATATGATATTATGGGATTTACGTTCACAAAAGAGCACCCATTTATTGCAATGAACAATGAAACAGCGCAAGCAATTTTTGATAAGGAGGAGGGTTTTAGATTAGCAACTCCAAGAGAAGTCCAGGAGTATTACAACTAACTAAACCTACGCCATGGAAATTTATGTAGGATCTACCAACCCAGTAAAACACAAAATTTTTTGGAGGGGTGAAGCAACAGACGCAGACTCTAATCCAACAGTTGCAGTCTATGATGTAAGCAATGATCCAGAAACAACCATAAATCCATTAACTCCATTATATTCAGGTTTAACTACTCAAAAATCAGAAACTGACATAGGGGTATATAGCTTAAACCTACCAGTAGATGCAACATATAAAGCTAGAGATTTTAAATTAGTCTGGTCTTATAATATTCAAGGAAGTTTCCAGTCAAGACAACATAAACTTTTTGTTGTTCAGCCATATGCTGATCATGCTCAAGTTTATGATTATTTGCGTATTGGTAATGACCCATCAGATCCAAACTATAGATCTTACGAAGAAATAGTTTCAGCTGAAAGATATGCTCGTAAAGTAATAGAAAATTATACAGGTCAAAAATTTTATAATTATCCAGATGTATGTTCTGTTTATGGAACAGACTCAGACTCACTGATGCTGCCTTCTAGGATAGAGTCATTATATAGACTACATGCAAATGATATTCTTTTAGAAGATAATCTAAATAATATTGACAATTGGAACTATAAGGTAGATGTTACCGAAAGTGGATTTGCTCTTCGTATTAATAGAGCAAACATGCTAGACAATACAGTTTATACTGCAAATGGCATGGTTCCTCCAAGCATTAATGATTCCTCTGGAATTTTTAGAAGAGGTGTAAGATACACAGTGTTTGGAAAATTTGGCTGGCAAGCAGTCCCAGACGAAGTAGACCTTGCAGCAATGGAATTAATGAAAGATTATTTTTCCAAAGATAACATGTGGAGAAACAAATATGTTACCAAAATTTCAACATTTGACTGGGATTTTGAATACGGAAGTGGATCAACTTCAGGAACTGGAAATCTTTATGCAGATCAATTGCTCTCAGATTATGTAGTTTCTAAAGTTATACTTATCTGATGAATGGAATTATAGACTCTGTTTTGTCTATGAACCTAGATGTATATAGACAGTTTGAGGTTCAGGATCCTGATACAGGAGCAATACTTAGGGAATGGAATTACTACAAAACAATACCGTGCCACGCTAAAGGAGTTATTAGCAACTCTGCAACTACACGTTCTAGTGACAAGCAAATATTTTCAAATAAGTATTTGAACGATCAAGTTATTCAAGTTAGAACTTCAGAAAAATTAACATCTAGAGAAAAGGTTACAAACATTAGGGACTCTAATGGAAACACTATCTGGAATGAAATTAATTATCCAAACGAAACTCCAACTGTATTTGAAGTTATGGGAACAACGCCAGTCACCGACCCATTTGGTCGTGTAATTGCATATAGCTCATCTATGAAGAGATCGGAGAACCAGCAAATTGGACAATAGCGGATTACTGGTTCAAGCATCAAGCGGACTTGAAAGAATGATGCATGCTAATCAAAGCGGACCTTTAAAAGATAGCACAGTAGCTCAGGTGTCAGCATTTGTATACTATGAAGCAGCAGTCATATCTAAGTTAACATCTAGTGCTAAATTTAAAGCTTTATTTGTAAATACAATTTTTAATCAAGTCTCTGAAGATTTTGGAAACTACATAGATGCATTAGCTAGATCAAAGCCTAAGAGCTTACACCATGTTTATGAATGGCAAAAGTCTGGAGACAAAACAGGCAGACTTTTTAAGGTAAATAAAATTTCTGAAGAAGGATTGTCTTTTAGATTAAACTATGATTTCTTGCCATCAAAATCTATGGTTCCTTCATCAAATGGAAAGCGTAGGCATATGTTTAAAAATAAAGCTTCTATAATGGAAGCTGGCAATCCATTAGTTATTAGACCTAAGAATTCAGAACGATTAGTTTTTGAAATTGATGGAGAAACAGTTTTTATGCCTAAGGGCCAATCTGTAACAGTTAAGCGCCCTGGAGGATCTGCTGCTACTAACCAATTTACTTTAGCGCATTCAAGATTTTTTAGTGGAAGGTTAGTAAATGAATCAATTAAAAAATCTGGATTTCAAAGAATATTTAGCTCAAGTCTTACTAAGGCACTTAGAGTTCCATCTAATATTAAGAAAGTTCAATATTCATTTTCACCAAACCTTATCAGGTCTCAGGCTGACGAGGCGCTTGCTGCGTCATTTGGAGGTGCAATGTGACGGCTAACTATAAGCTAGATGCCATGCTAGAGCTTCGCAAGTATTTATGGAAAGAGCTATATACCCGTAATATATTTGATGAAGATGACTATTGGTCAGACAACTTAAATGAAAGCATTGTTCCAATTATCCCAGTTCAACAAGTTGCTGAAATGAATCAATTTTTAAGTGGGAAGAAGCATATTGTTTACGACAAGATTGGCATGTCGTATGAAGACAACTGGCTAATCTGCTGTGAGCAGATCATGTTTACTTTATATTCTACGTCTGTGGCAGACATAAATGAAATTAGAAACTATATGACTGATGAGTTTAGAAGAATGGATGAGTCTGCTAGAGATGTTAACAGATGGACTGAATTGTCAAATAAATTTAAATTTCATAGCATATGGGTGGCAGATATATCCCCAACAGCCCCCTCAGAAGAGCTTCAGGGGTTCTTCTCCGCAGAGGTGATATTAGAGATTAAATACTCTAGAATCACAGATTCCGTAGGTAGATTCCTCTAGGGTTTGCCTTTTTACCTATTATGGAATAAAATTATCCTAAGAGGAAAGAAGCCTAGCCAGCTTTAATTTAAGATTTTAAAATATATATATATATTAAAATATAGGAGGTAAGAAAACTATGGCACAATCCGTAGGTAATGCTAAAAATATTCTCGTTGGTGCATCTCCGTTGTTCTTGTCAACAATTGACGTAAACGACTCAGACTACATCTCAAACGCAGAAGCAGGCGTAGCAGTTGCATCAGGCGCAGGAACAGTAGGCGTCCCAGCATTTGCATCAGGCGTATCATACACATCAACACTAAATGCTGTTGATCAAGAAGCAGGAAAGTTTGGATACCGTAACGTTGGTTTTACTAACAATGGTCTTCAAATTACTTATAACCCAACATACGATTCAGTAACAGTAGATCAGCTACTTGATACAGCTAAGCTGTTCAAGTCTGCGATGGAAGTTATGATTGCAACAGAAATGTCAGAAGGTACTCTCGAGAATATCGCAGCAGTATTCGGACAGAGTGCATCAACTCTTTCAACAACAGGAACTGGACTAACAAAGAAGGATGTCCTCGGTCTTGAGGCAGGTTCTCTAGGAGCAGCTCCAACAGAGCGTCAATTGATTGCAGTAGGTCTAGCACCAACAGCAAGCTCAACAGCTTCAGAGCGTGTATATTATGCACGTAGAGTTTTGTCTGTACAACAGTCACAATTCTCTCTTGCACGTACAACTCCAACTACATTCCCAGTAACATTCCGTCTTCTACCAGATGCTAACTACGCTGGCTCAGAATACGGCAAGATTATTGACCGTGTACTAGTAGCATAATAAATTTAATTTATTAGCGAGAACCCCCAGGAAACTGGGGGTTTTCCATTTGTATAGATAATGCCTATATGTTATAATAATTAAGACTAGATCCTAGGAGGATTAAATTGGCCACAACAGTATATGACGTAGAAGAAGTACAGCTACAAAACGGACAGACCGTAAAGCTAAAACCACTCTCTATTAAAGAACTTCGTAAGTTCATGATTGCAATTAAAAAGACTGGGGATTCCCAAACAGAAGATGAAACATTAAATATCTTAATTGACGCTTGTGCAATTGCACTAGAAAAACAACTACCAGACTTGGTAGCAGACAGAGAAGCATTTGAAGATGCAATCGATGTTCCAACAATGAACCGCATTCTAGAAGTTTGCGGAGGAATTAAACTTGACGACCCAAACCTACTAGCGGCAGCGGTTCTGGCTGGTCAGAACTAGACTTAGCCGCTTTAGAAGGAGAACTTTTTCTTTTAGGACATTGGAGAAATTACGATGAACTTGAAGAAAATTTATCAATGCCAGAACTTATAGCTACCCTTAAAGCTTTAAAGAAAAAGGAACACGGAGAAAGAAAGTTTCTAGCATCTTTAAAGGGAGTAGATTTAGGTGAGTACGAAGAAGAAAACGAAGAAGGTTCTAGTTTCGAAGAGATAGAATTGAGAGCAGCAGGAATACATGCTAATCCCAATGATGTCGTTTCACTACAAGGAAGATTTGCAGCTCAGGCTGGATTCGGAATTGGAGAAGGACTAGGATACACCAAGGAGTAATATAAACATAAATGGCTGAAGAGACAATAAGTACCCGAATAGTCGCTAACGCTGACTTCTCAGCCCTTATCGCCGATGTGCATAGGGTTACTTCTAGTCTATCTAAATTACAAGAGCAATTAGCCAACTCAAACAAGATGTTGGCAAATCAAATTGCCGTAATGAATAGATCGTTTTCTGACACCCTTAGAAGCACAGGACAGTACTCCACACACTTTGTAAGCCTACAATCAGATGTCGAAAAATTTGGTAAAAATCTTGATGGCGGAAAACTTAAACTAAATCAATACTTTAACACATTTAGACAGCATGCACAGCAATCTGGTGGGCTTATAAGAGATTTAGCAAAACAGCAAGTAGCCTTACAGAACTCAGTATTACAACCGCTAGGCAGAAATGCACAAGGACTTATGCAGTTCAATGTGCACGTTCCAAGAGGGCTTGATGAAATAAAGAACAAAACCGCCATAGCAAGACAAGAACTTCAAATTATGAATAAGGTAATCCAGGATGGCGCTGGACAACTTATTAACTGGGGTAAAAATACACAGTGGGCTGGTCGTCAGTTAACAGTAGGATTAACAGTTCCTTTAATAGCTTTTGGAGCGCAAGCAGCAAAAGCATTTAGAGAAGCAGATCAAGAACTAGTTCGTTTAACAAAGGTTTATGGGGATGTTGCAGGAACTTCAGCCGCTGAACTAGGTAGAGTTAGAGATGATGTAGTTAAAACTTCAAGAGAAATATCTGCAGCAATGGGTGTATCTTTTAAAGAAACAATTGGGCTAGCAGCTGATATTGCAGCAACTGGAAAAACTGGAGATGAACTTCTTGGGTCTATTAAAGAAACGACAAGACTCGCAGTACTTGGTGAAGTAGATAGACAAGAAGCAATGAAAGCTACACTTGCAATTCAGTCAGCATTTAAACAAAATACAGATGAGCTTTCACAATCAATTAACTTTCTTAACGCAGTTGAAAACCAAACATCAACAACTCTTAATGACCTAGTGGAAGCAATTCCAAAAGCTGGTCCAGTAATTCAGGGATTAGGCGGAAGCGTACAAGACCTTGCCCTTTATTTAACTGCTATGCGTGAAGGTGGCATTAATGCTTCAGAAGGAGCAAACGCATTAAAGTCAGCTCTTGCATCTTTGATTAACCCAACAGATGTTGCACAAGGAAAATTTAAAGCTTTAGGAATTGATTTACTTTCAATAGTAAATGACAATGCTGGTAATTTAACTGGAACACTTATGGAGCTGCAAGGCGCATTAGACAGACTTAATCCATTGCAAAAACAACAGGCCATAGAGCAGCTGTTTGGAAAGTTTCAATTTTCAAGACTAAATGCTTTGTTTGAAAATTTAGGAAGAGAAGGAAGCCAAACCCTAAAAGTTTTAGATCTGATGAAAACATCAACGTCAGACTTAGCATCTGTTGCTGATCGAGAATTAGCAGCTGTAACAGAGTCTGCATCAGGTAAATATCGTAGAGCTATAGAAAGCTTGAGAGCGTCTCTAGCTGAAGTTGGAGAACAGTTTTTAAAGATTAATACAGTTCTTATTCAGGTTATTGATAAGGTAGTTCAATTTGCCAACAACTTGCCAGGACCAGTAAAGCAAGTTCTAGCATTAGCTGGCGGATTTACAGCAGTGATTGGTCCAGTAATTATGTTAACTGGTGTGCTTGCAAACTTCTTTGGATATATTCTAAAGGGTATATTCCACATGAAGGCATTCTTTAAAGGCGGAGAAGGATGGAAGTATTTAACACCAGAGATGCTTGCTGCAGAAAAAGCAGGAAGACTAGTTGAACAATCATTTTATAGTGATGCAAAAGCAGCTGCAGTATTAAAACAAGCACTTGGTAATCTAATTGATGAATTTTCAATACTAGAAGCAAAAGCAAAGTCTGGTGCGATGAGTGTTAATCCAGCAGTTTCAACAATGGCTGGGAACCTCGTGATGGCAGCGGGAGGCTCTAGAGTAGTAAATCCAGATCATCCATTAGCAGGAGCACAAGGAACAAGAGCAAGTTCTCATATGGTCCCAAGAGCTGGAATGACAGAGGCTCAAAGACTTCAACAGACTATATTTGGAATGGTTCCAGGATCAATTCCTGTAAATCAAAAAATTGGTCAAAACCCACAAATTTATATGAACGAGCCTTTGCCAAATGTTCCTGGAGTTACATCAGTAAATGGTGTATCTACTGGTATAGTTTCTGGAGAAGCAGCAAGATGGCATGCAATGATGGCTACTTTAGGAATGCAATCAAAGGTAGAAATTGAAACCTTAAAGAAAACAATTGCAGCAACTGGCACAGTAAGTAAAGAATTTATGATGCAGTTTGATGACATTCTTCCAGTTGTATCAAAGCTTACAGACAATGCCGCTAGAGAATCAGCTTTAATTGTTGCAGAGCTTCGTGCAGGTAAGCTTAGCGTAGAAGCAGCCAAAGCAAAAATTATTGCTCTTAACTTAGAAACAGAAAGAATGATTGCTTCTGCAGTTCAGTCTCAAGCTGGGGCTATGGGAAGAACGATTAACACAACAATGGTTCCTACTCTTAATCAGCCAGTTGTAGATCCTACTGGTAAATCTAATATGAGAGAATTGTTCAAAAAGGGAAGAACAAGAGATTTTATTAATAAAATATCTGGAATACTTGGAGTAAGAACTTCTGGCGCTGGATATAACATTGAAACAACAGTACCGAAAAAATTTAATCAAGGCAATATTGTTCCAGGAACTGGAAATACAGATACAGTTCCAGCAATGCTTACTCCAGGTGAATTTGTTGTAAACAAAGAGGCAACCGCAGCAAATCTTCCATTGCTTCAAGCAATTAATAACGGACAGCAGTCTAATACTGGTGAATATAATATAGGCGGAATCGTACAAGCATTTTTAAAGATGACAAAATTTGGTGGACAAAAGCCAATGGTTTCAAAAAACTTAATAGACAAAATGTTCCCAGGAAGATTAACATCTCGTGCAAATGCTCCATACTATGAGCCAAAGGGCAATGCAGGTGTATTTGGAGGCAATGTTGCTGGTAGAAAATTTTCTGCATCAACAGCAAAAATAAATAAAGATATGGAAACCGAAGGCGTAGATCCAAGGGTGCTCCTTGCCTCTGTAAATGCAAGAGGTGGCGGATCAAGATTATCTACTGATGTATTTTTAGATGGATTGGTTAACTCAGGAGTAATTTCAAAATCAGAAAAAAGAAGACTATCAAAATTAATATTTAATTCTTATGCAAGAAAAGTTATGTCTATGGGTAAAGTTAACGATAAAAATAATCCAGTTTATTCTGTGTCAGAAGAATTGTTAAGAAAAGAGCTTGCAAGTAATCCAATTGGTTTAGGGGCTTGGGATAAGTGGTCACGATCTCCAGGAAGTTTTGCACATCCAACAAGAAGAAGCTCTACTGGATTTTTAAATCAAATTCAAGTTGGTGGAAAATCAATTAAGTTTTCAAATCTAGAAGCTTCAAAATCAAATAAATTTTATCATTCAAAAGAAGAGTCAAACCCATTTATAAAAATACTATCATCACTATTTTCTACAACAAAATTAAACAGAGGTGGAGCAGTAGGTAATGTATTAAAGAGCACTGCATTTAAAAACCTTGGCGCAAGATTTGGCAAAATGGGTGACAACTGGGGAGCAACAGCATTGTCTATTGGTATGGGCAAGAAGCTATTTGGTAGTTCAGGTCTTACTCCTAAAGCACAAAACTTAATGTATGGAAAGCTTATTCAGAATCTTGAAAAAGAAAGGCCATATGGATATGTAAAAGACGCTCAGGGACATCTTAAAAAAGCTTTAGAGCCAGATATTGTAGATGCACTTATTAAATCATCAGCTGGCGATGTGCTTAGCACAGGTGGCAAAAGCTTGAGTAAAATTGATAGAGAAATTCTAAGAACTAAATATGCAAACTGGGATAACAAATCATGGACTCCGTCAACTTCTAAAATAAGAAAGCAAATGTTTGGAATGAATAGTGGCGGAATGGTGCCAGGAACTCAATATTTAAATAGTGGCGGAATGGTAAAGGGAGTTCAGTATTTAAGAAGAGGAAGCAAGCGTCCAGTAGAGGCAGCTCCATCTATGGGAGGCGGAATGGCCTCATCATTTGGCGGTATGGGTTTAATGGCCGCAGGCTCAATGATTGGTGGCGGTGCTGGACAGTTAATGAGCAGTGCTGGTATGGCAATGACATTTATGCCAATGCTTAGAATGATTCCTAAAGTAAATTCATTGATGGATACAATGAAAAATAAAATGGGTGTCCTGAGTGTTGGATCAACAAAATTAAGCGATGCTTTCACTAAAAAGGCAGGCAGTCTAACTGGACTATCAAAAGGATTTGGCCCAGTACTAAGAGGACTTGGATTTTTAGCTAAAGGTTTTGGTCCAGTTGGTCTTGCAATTACTGGAACGATACTTGCAGTAAAAGGACTAACTAAATTATACAAGGATCACCAAGAAGAGCTTCGTATAAATAGACTAGAATATGGAATGTCATCTGAAGCAATTAAAAAAGCTGGATATTCAATGTCTGATTATGGAGCTAATATAAAGAAAGCTGTAGCAGACTCTAAAGCATTACAAGAAAGAAATACCATGCTTTATGAAAGCATGTTCCAGGCAAACATTCCTATTAAGATGACAATTGCAGAATATAAAAAGCTTCGTAAAGAAACAAAAGAAAAGATGCCAGATCTTATTGAGCTATTTAATCAAAAGGGTAACTCTGAAGTTGGCGCAGTTGCTTCTAGACTAAAGGCACAGTTTATGTCTCTAGGAGATAATGTTGAAACTGCAACAGCTAAAGTCTATGCCCTTATGTCTCAGTCCAATAAGGCACAATTAGCTGCTGGAGCAATTGGAACAAAGGGGTTCGGATCAATAAAAACAGCAGTAGATGCTGCAGTATCTTCAGCAGGAAATTTTGACGATGCAATGGCAGATGGTGATGCTAAGGCGGCTGCAGATTCACTTATGATTGCTTTTGAAGGAATTGGCAATGCGATAAAAGATAATGCAAAGAAAAATAAGTTAGAGTTTGGCGACTCAATGGATCAAGTATTAAAGAAGATGGCTACAACAGGCAAGGGCCAGGTAGCAATTAATCAAGAAGTTCTGGATGAATTAAAGAAACAAAATCCTGAACTTGCTAAAATATTAAATTCTACAGATACTGCTACATCCGCATGGGCAAAGTATCAGCTTGCATTACAAGGAGTTAATTTAGACCTACAGACTCTTTCTGGAGAAGCTGCAAATGCCGCATTAAAATTGCAATCTCTAGTTGTTTCTAATACTACAGCTACTCTTAAAAACACTGCTGGGATTAAAGAGCAGTATGCAAAGTATGAAGGACTGCAGAAGAGAATTAAAGATCTTCAAAAGGCCGCTCAGGGACAATCTGCTAAACAGCAAATTGATAGCCGAAAGGTAATAGAGGGACTTAATGAACAGATTAAAAAGATTAAGGATGCTGCTGATGCTAAGATTAAAGCCCTTCGTGCTCAAAGCCAAGCAGAAAATGATAATTTAGAATTACAAAAACTACAATTAGAATACCAGCAAGCTATTGCTCGTGGAGATCAAGATGCTGCTGCTAGATCTCAAATTGCTATTCAGCAACTTACAAATCAAGTTCAAACTAAAAAAGCAGAAGAAGCAATCATTGCTAAAGCAGAGCTAGACATCAAGCCTATTCAAGACAAGATTGATAAATTAGGTAAGAAGAATCAAGAGCTAGCAGATAAAGCAGCGCTTGCAGGCGAAAGCTTATCTAAATTACAGGCACAATCTGATGGTCTTAAGGATAAGCTGTCTGGCTTAGAAAAAGCATTATCTTCAGCAGCTTTTAATAAGCTTATCATGGGTGATGCCTATGAAGGTAGCGCCCAACAAAAAACAGATTTAGCTGGAGTAGAATCATTTAACAGGGATCTTGGAGGACCAAAGTCTGTTGAAAAAGTAATTCCAAAGGGCGCAAAAGCAAGACACAGAATTCCAGAAACATTTTCTAATACTCCAGGAGGCGCAAAGGATCTACTAGATAAAACTGTAAAAGAAATGTCTGTACAAGCTTCAGTTGTAAATCTTATTGGAGATATAAAAGGCAGTGGTACTACTGGGGGCAAGGGATTAGTAGTTGGTGGCGCTAATGCCTATAATTTTATGGGTGATAGAACAAGTAAAGGTAATCCTCTACAAGTTCCTACTGATAGCATTTCTGCTCAGTACGTAAATGAAGATGGAACGCTGAATGATGGTGGTGACAAATATATTATATCTGCCCTTAAGTTACAAAAGGGAGAATTTTTTAAATTTAACGGAAAGACTTATGAAGTCTTAAAAACGGGATGGGGATTTGGAGATAGAGCAAAACCACTCGGTAGATCACTTGGCGGACCAGTTACCCCTGGACGAAAGTATGAGGTTAATGATAGAATAAACTCATTAGGTCGTCAGCAAGAAATCTTTATGCCTACAATGCCAGGAGTAATAAAGCCTAATATTGATACAGCATTTAACATCCCATCACAACAGACTACTAGAATACCAAATATTTCTAACAGTCCAAATAGCAATAATATATATAATATTGATATTGAGCTAAATGGTACAAATGTTACAGTGGATGATGTTATGAAGTCTATGGAAGCAAAAATGAAATTAGTTGGTGCTACACTAGGTAGACCAGTAAATGTAGGAGGTAAATACTAATGCCAGCTTTATCTTTACCTAGAGGCTCCGTACTTTGGATAGAAGCCAAGGACTTGCTTGCTACTCCTGCTGGCACAACTAAAATTTGGAATAAGGTTACAGAGCACAATAGAAGCCCGCTAGAAATTGGTATTGAAAGAATTGAGATGTCGACTAGAACATCTAATGGAACACTTAGAAAAAATCATATTGCTGATAAGAGGAGTTTTTCTATGTCATGGGAAATGCTGCCTTCATATAGAAGTTTAACAGTCGATGGCGGTTGGGGGGCAGAAGACTTAAGAGAATTCTACCTTAGCGACGACGGAAAGAAAACATTTAATATTAGAATTAACTTGGCAAAAACAGGGTCAGATCAATCTTCTTCAGGATATGAATCATATACAGTTGCTATTAGTGAATGCAGCTTTAGCGTAGTTAAAAGAGGCACACAGCCGCATTGGAATGTCTCTTTAACAATGGATGAAGTCTAATGATATCTGCCTCAAGTTCTCTTAAAACACTATTAGAGCAACAGTCTACAATTATAATAAATGCTGGGTGCACAGTAGAATATAATATGAATATTTTGGTAGATAACATTGTTGTATCTGGTGCAGATATTAGCAGAACAGATTCTGCTAATAATGTATACTACCCATTTAAAAAACTATTTCCAGTAGATTCTGTTATTAAACAAAACAGGCCAGTAAAGGCGGGAATCAAGTATGCTATTGTTGGGGACGTTGGTTTAAATACTTATAGAAATCCCAAAAGTAGTGAGTATGCTTTAAGCTATAGAACATATTACCCTGGAGCAGAGTCTACCTACAAATACTATGTTTCAGATAAAGGCACTGGATTAGATGTAACAGCTACCTATCCAAAAACAATATTAACAAATAAAATAGTTGTTAGATTTGAGTTGGGGCATTCTACTCCATCTACATGGACTATATATAGTGGATCAACACAACTAGCAACAGGCACAAGTGCAGATATAAAATCTTCTAGCAGCTCAGATGCAGGCACAGTAACAATTTATTATAATGGAACATCATGGGTAAAAGTAGAACCTACTTCTATTTCAGCTCCTATTAATATGACAAGTCTTAGAGTAACCACTTCGGGGGTTAGCGGTAAATATATTGGTCTTATTGAAATGTCTCCTAGATGGGTAAAAGATATTACAGATAGGGTAGTAGATTTTGATATTACAAAAGAAACTTCTAGCGGATCAGATGATATTCTTCCAGTAGGATCTGTAACAGCAAACTCTTTAAGCTTATCAGCTGTATCATATGAGGATCCAAGAGAAGTCGTATCTTTTGACAAGACTATGTCCTTTGATTCCACAAAAACTTATATGTATAAAGGAATAGAGTTATCTCCTTATTTTAAAATATACCATACCGATGGAGCAATAACAGACTCTTCTGGGAAATACGATAAGATTAATCAAGGCTTGTTCTATGTAGATAGCTGGTCGATATCAGAATTTGGAAACATTTCTGTGACTGCTCTTGATGGAGCAAGAATTCTACAACAGATGATTGCACCCAGCATAGTTTGTAAAGACTATACAACAGTAGCAATTGTAAGAACATTGTTGGATAATATTGGATTTACTAATTATAATTTTAACATTACATCTACCGACACATCAATATTTTCACCAAGATACTGGTGGACGGATGATGGTGGAACGGTATGGGATTCGATACAAAGACTGTGCCGAGATTCTCAAATGGTAGCTGTGTTTGATGAAAACAACATCTTACAATTTTATACTAGAGAATATTTGTTTAGCACAGTTGGGAAAACTCCTTTAGAGTTTAGATATAGCGCTAGTGGAAGTAACCTGCCAAACATTCTATCTTTAGAAAAACAGGATTTGCCATCGGCTAATCAGGTAAAGGTTTTGTGGAAAAGCGTTACTACAAATAACTATACTGGAAACTCTCAACCTATATGGGCATCTAATGAAAGAAATCTAGGAGCACTTTCTTTAGAACAAGACATACCTTCAATTCCTGGCCCATCTGTTGGTCCATTCGACTTATCTGGAACAGGCACCTATATAAAATTAAATTTAGTTGTTGCAAACGATGCTCTTAAAAATAATATTTTAAATGAATACAGTGGGTACCTTGTAATCGATTCAGAAATTATAGAGTACGATGCAATACAATATGAGTACAAAGATCTGTCTAATGTAACACAGACTAAAGATATTACAAGCGGCTCAGAGGCCCTAAAGTATCTTGGATTAAGCCAACCAGGTGCTAGCAACTATCAGCCAAATGGTAAATACAGAGTAAAAACAAGAGGTGCATTTGGAACAAAAATAGTTGCACACTATAAGCAGGAAAACATATTAAATTCTTGGGCAGGATACGATACCGTATGGAGCGAGACTAGTGGATCTACTCCAGTTCAAACAAATGTCGCCAGCGTAACTGCTACAGTTTCTACAACTCAGGTTCCAACAGACTCCCCGTTTGATTCTGATGCATATATAAAGAGTCTAACTTCTCAAGGCTGGTCTCAATCTGATGCTGCTGCTTCTGCTAGATATGCTGCTCAAGCAGAGTACTGGTATCGTACGTTAGGAATAAAATAATGAGTAATCAAAGATCAATTCAAACGTCATTGTTTTCTTTAACAAATAATAGCACAAATCCAAATCAACATTCTGTTGCAATTAAAAACTCTGGAATATCAACTTCTTACTCCCACTACGCATTTGGAACGGCTATGTTTTTTCCAGGGACCGTTAATGATGTTACCAGCTCTGGCGGACTAGGGTTTTTTACTAGCTCAAATGGAAATACTGGATATTATGTTTCAGTACAAACAACTACACACTTATCTGATTCAGCAGACAAAGAAATAAAAATTTATAAAGTTGTAAATGGCAAGAAGATTATTTTGGCAGACAGCCAATCTACTCCTTCAAAAACATTAACTGGAATCTTGGCTGGAACAGTATATAAGCTAGACGTAAATGTTTCTGTAGGGGCTTCTTCCGTAACAATTGATGCTTATGTAAATAGCTATAAGATAACTACAACAGATAGCTCTTCTCCATTAAGCAAGACAAGTAACGTGGCTATGTTTGCAAATAGCGGCAAGGTCAACTACGATTATATCTATGCTGCTCCAATAACTGAAGATCAGTATAAAAGTGGAATCATGCAAAACGTATATGAGGGTAAGTACGGTCCTAAAACTCTGAGCTTCTTGTATGGGGATAAGCTTATTGAAAATAAGAATATCTCTTCTGGACAGACTGCGTGGCTAGAGGAATTTGGAACAACTGCTAGAGAGCTAAAGCAAATAAAAATTAAATATCAAGATAGGCCAGCTGACCCCCTATTTGCCACAGTTGGAATTAACAAGCTAGCCTCTATTCTAGGACAAAGGCTTACCTCGTTTGGAGCAGAAGTTTTTGTTTTAAATAATTCTGGAATGATGATTCCGCTCTCGGACGGCAACCTGTATTCTTTTGCAGTAGTTGGAAATTCTATAACAGTTTCTGGAGAGCATGAGTATACCTCTAATACGCTAAGCGATACAACAAATCCAGAACCAGTAGTTTTTGAAACTGGATGGATTCAAAGGGAAGACGATGCTAAAAATTTAGGTACATGGATACAGTCACAATGGTCAAAGCAGCAACGTGTTATTGAAATGGAAATATTTAGTAATCCATTAATATCTGTTGGGGACATTATCACCATTAACTATCCAAAAAATGATTTGGACGGAACTCAAAAATTTGTAGTGACAAGGGTAACAAACTCATTTAAAGAAGGGTTAAATACTAGCATATCAGCACGTTCTATTTATAGCTGATAAATGGTATAATAAAAATATGGCTAATAATAAAAAAGAATCTACGACCTCGGTTGGAGTTATCCCCCCGTTAACAGATTATGCCGATGGTATAAGCAGCTTCTACCTAGCCCCACACTTCGGAAGAAATTATCCAGTAAGAAGAGATGGAGACATGATCTCTATTTCAATAGAGGATGACGCTTTTGTTTATGCAGAAGATGAAGATGATGAGACAAATCCAAAGGATCCAGAAAATCCAAAAGACCCAGACAAGCCGTCTCTTGGCAGAAAAGCACCAACCCTAATGGACATACAGGTTATTTCTAACCAAGTGGTTTATGATGCCTCAAATAATCCAACATCAAAAATTACTTTTAGGGTTAGAAATTCAAGTGGTGAGGATGTAAAGGCGGTAAATGTTTTGGTGGAGAAAAAATGATAACTAAATTTGGAAAAAGATTTTTAGTAGACTTTATTGCTGGTAACTCAAATTTTACATATAAAGAGTTGTCTTTTGGTATTGCTACAGCAACCCAACTACCTGAGTCAGATACCAACACAAGGCTTGGTTTTGAGATATACAAATTACCAGTAAACTTATCTTCCATAAATATTGAAGACGATGGTGTCGGAGGATTTAATTATTACGCAATATTTAAAACTACAATACCTCAAGATATCTCTGGCGTAATAAGCGAAATTGGATTGTATCCTGGATTTAGAAAATCTATTAATTTCTATGATAGTAAGTTTATAACCTCATTTGACAATAATACTTTATGGGCAGACTCTAACGGAGACAGCCCAGCGCTAGAGTCAAATTCAACGGACGGTACGACTTTTGTGTCTAAGATTGGTGAGAATATGATTAAGATCAATGTAAATCAATCATCATCTAAAGAATATAAAAATTCAATTGCTCTCCTAGATTTATCTGGATACAGTGTTAATGATAGCCTAACTCTTGCATATAAAAAGGCAGATAACAACACATCAAAAATTAGAATTAAATTTTATAGTTCAAGCTCAGCATATTATTACGCTGACTTTATACCGTCTGGATCTAATGAAGATAAAGTTCAATCAGTTTCAATGTCAGATGTATTTAATAATATAGTTGGGTCTCCAGATTTAACAAACATTACTAGCATAGGGGTTGAAGTTACTGCTGGCTCTGGAGGCAATACTGTTGTGTATTTTGATGGGCTAAGAGTAAATGATGAAGACACATTTGACCCTCAATATGGTTTAATTGCAAGACACATTCTTACAACTCCACTTAAAAAACCATCTGGCCGTCCAGTGGATGTAGAATATAAACTGCAGTTGGAGTTCTAAATGACATCAGATGCAGCAAACTGGCAAAAATACTATCCTAAAGATTTAATTAAAAATCCTACTACAGAAAATTTAGCTGCTAATGCTGCCTCTGATAAAAATAATTTTACAGTTGTTGTGCCAAATTTAAAAATAGATTCACCTTATGCATTTCAATTTCAATATGTTTTTGAAGATGGCGTAAAAAGTGATTGGTCTCAAGGGCTTTCTTTAACGACTGCTAATATTCCAACTCTAGATGTTCCTAAATTTTTAAATACAGACCTTACATATTTTAACGGAATACTAAACATATCTTGGGGCGGGCTTGATGCTAATGGTCAGGCATATACACAAGCATTTGATAGAATCAATATATATATAAAAAATGAAACGCTAGTAGGTTCCCCATACAGACTAGTAGGCTTTTTGAAATCAGCAGGAACTGTAAGCGTAGCCGTTCCACCAGTAGCCCATAGCGTTAAACTTAAGGTCGTATCTGTTACTGGCGTAGAGTCAAATTTTAGTGAAGCTCAATTCGAAACACCAAAGCTTGTGCCATTGACATTACCAACTTCTGCAGTAGGTTCTTGGGTTGGAACAAATTTTAGAGTTTCATTTAATCATAATCCTGCAGAAGAATATTTTAGTTATTATAAGGTTACAATAACTGGCGGAGGCTCATCTAAAGTATTTGACGTACCACCAACACCAGGAACATCATCTCAATCTTTTACATTAAGCTTATCTCAAAATAGAGCAGCATTTGGTGTACCTCAAACTTCTTTTAGCGGTTCTGTTAGCACAGTTAATATTTATGGAAATGAAGGATCTACAGTTCCTTTCAGCTTATCATCTTATGCCAATACCTTACCTGCTGCAACAATTGTTGCTTCAGCAATAAGCAATGGCTATAGTGTATCTTATACAACCCCAGCAGACGCTACGTTTGATAAAATAGAAATTGAAGAAGTTGAGTCTTCTAGCAGTACTGCACCAACAACTGGATACAATAAAGTATTTTCTGGATCCTCTAATCCAGCAATTACAATTACTCCAAATACAAATAAAAGATGGGTTCGTGCAAGATTTGTAGATAATATTGGCGGATACGGATCTTATGGAACATCGGTATCGGTAACACCAACAAGCCCAGTTGTTGCAGATACAGAAGGACCAGCAAATGTAACATCAGTAACAGCAATTGGAGGTCTAGATACTGCAGGAACAATAGGATTTAATGGTTACTCAGACATATCTTGGCCAGCCGTTACTGGCGGAGGTATACGTGGATACAGAATAAGGTTTAGGCCAGTAACCACTCCGTCTTCAAGTTATTCTTATGCTGACTCTCCTGGAACTGGAACTTCATACAGGCTTGCAGGACTAGGTGCAGGCCTAACTTACGAAATAGCTGTTGCAACATATGACGAATACAATAATACATCTTCTTCTTACGTATCGTCTTCAGCAAATGTTACTATTGATGGTACCCCATATGTTGCAAGCACCGTTGATGTAACTGGATTCTTTAGAGCAAAAGCAAATCCTACAGATGCAGATAGCACAGCATTTAAATTTGGATATGGTGTAGATACTGGTAAACGTGGTCTTGTATTCAATACAAATAATTATTGGTACGTAGACTCTAGCCAATCAGCTTCATTAAAAGTAGGTGGAAGCACATCTAATTATATTGAGTGGAATGGAACTTCATTTGTTATAGATGGAGATCTCAGAGCTAAAAAAGGTTCATTTAGCGGAAACATAAATATGGCAACTGGTGCATCAGTTTATAGCGGAACAATAAGTGGTAATACTGTAACGCCTACAGGAGATTCTGGCGGATCTTTAACTGGAGCTGGGTATATACTTAATTCATCTGGACTAACATTTAACTCAGCAACAGTTTCTGGTATAACAACAATTGCTGCAACAACTGGTTTGTTTACTACAAGAAGTGCAAATATTGGTGGATGGGATGTAGATGCATCTTCAATTAAAAAAACATCTACCAGTGGAACAATATCTCTAGATTCATCTAATGCACAAATTACATTGTCAAGTGCATCTTATACCGCAGGTATTGCAACACCAAATAGCAACGCCGCAAGCGATATTGTATTCTGGGCTGGTGGAGCAAGAAGCACGGCTGCTAATTTTTACGTTCAAGCAAATGGAACTGTAGTAATGAAGTCTGCAGTAATTACTGGATATGCCTCATCAGGTGATATTCCAGATGTTTCTCAATTTATTACAGCAGGACAAGTTAACACAAATGTAACAAGCATAAGCGGGGGAAAAATAACTTCAGGCATTATTAAGGGTGGAACGCATACTGGAACTGCGGATGGGTCTAATTTTTCAAGTTCTGGCCTAGCCATTAATTTAGATACTGGAGGAATATCCGCAAAGAACTTTAGACTTACTTCTGGCGGAGATGCATTCTTTAATGGAACAGTATTTGCTGGTATATCTATTTCTTCCTCAAGCATAACTGGTACAAGTATTGGCGCATCAACAATTACTGTTTCTGATACATTTTCATCATCTGGATTAACTATAGCAAGCGATTCAGATTTAGCTGAAACAACTGATAGCACAAGTGGGTCTGCAATCACTGTAACAGGAAATACAAACTTTACTCCAACAGTAACAATAGCAAGTGGAAAAATTAGCTCAGATTCAATGTTAAGACTAGAAAGTACTACATCATCTGGATACACAGAGATTCTTGCTGGAGGAACACAATCTGCCATGTTCTCTAATACAAAGTCTTCCCTTAAATTTACAGAAGGTCTATATCTTGGAAATTCTACCAACAGTGTTGGTGGAACATCTACAGTTCCATCAGGACCATACGTAACAGTAGATGCAAGAATGAGATTAAGAAAAGGCGCTCCGTTGTTATATCCAGGAGGAACAGCTGGAGCTTACGTAAGAAATATTTATATTAAATCAACAACTTCCGCCCCTGCTACAACAACAGGGCACGTCGGCGATATCTTTATAACTTATTAGGAATAGTCATGCCAATTAGAGTAAAAACTGGAACCTCCACATGGTCAGCAATTAAAAAAATATATGCTAAAACCAGTACTGGTAGCGGTGGATGGAAAACTGCAACCAAGGTGTTTGCAAAATTAACAACTGGCTGGATTCAAGTTTGGCCAGGAGATGCTCCATCACCTAGCTTAACAGATCCTATCGACATAAGAACTGGTGGATACAATGGCACTAGGGCAACAAGTCCGCAATTTATTAATACAGTCTTATATGGAAACGATGGAACCATAAATGGAACACAGCCAATTACCGTAAATTCAAGAAGAATGAAAATTTCTGAGGATAATACTGGAAATACAGATAGATATCAACTAGAGACAACAGATATTTATAATCTAACAAACAACAGCGAAACAGACATTGGATTCAAAAGATTTATGGCTGACGGATGGTGGTTATTCTATGAGCTTGTTGCTTCTAATACAGACTCTCCCTATCCTCCAGGAACAACATTGTATTCTCCACCAATTAAAATTATTAGACAGCAGCCAACCGTAACCTCTTCTACTCTTTCAGAAAATTATAGTTCTGGAAGCGCCCAGCTTACCTTAGATTTTGTGATAAATGATTCTTGGTTTAAAGCAGCGGATCTGTCAAGGTCATATGTTAAATGGTGGCGCAATACATCAAAGTCCCCTGGTGGAACAGATTTAAAAACAACATACTTGGACTCCTTTGCTTTTCCTCAACTAATTGACGATACAAGAAGCGGATCACAGTATAGCGAATACAATGGAACTGGAACTACAATTACTGGCACTGACTTTTATACTGAATCAGGTGGAATTGCAGCTGGTAACTATATAATTGCAGAGATAGTTCTTGTGAATTCATACACAGATCATCCAGGCAACTCTCCAGTTAGTTCTTTTAAGTCTACTGGAAGTGTTGCAACAATTACATCTGTTACAGTTACCGATATAAATGGCAACAGTATCCTTGACAATCAATCTAGCCAAAGAGTAATTGCTGATGGAGTTATGGTGTGGACGGCAAACGTAATCGATGTTAGCCCCACTACACACTATCTTTTAGAGCCTAGATTTTATCGCAATGACATAACAACAGAAAATAGATATCATAGATGGGATACTTTAGCTCAACAAAGCACATCAACTGATAGCGGAGGATTTCCTGTAGATTTAACACCATATTCAATTACACCAAATGGCAGCGGTGGAGCAACTGTTGTCTGGAGGGAATGGATAGATGCTGGTCTATTTGGAATAGCTGGTCCAACTTACAATACTGGCGTAGCAAGATGGACATTAGAATTTAGATTAAGTGCAAGAGCTTCATCTACTTCATCTAACGCATCTGCAAGCTATTTTACTGGTAATATTCCAAGCATAGGGGCTTACCCATTTGGCATAGATCTTCCAGGAATGATTGATATTGCCCCATCTTCTGCAATGACTCTAAATGTTACATCTACAACTCCTAGCACAGGAAATTCAATTACTTTTTCTGGATCAACAGTAGGCTATCCAACAACTACATATGCATCATATCCAAAAAGATACAAGATAGATTTTGGTGATAATACAGATAGCGGATGGAATTATTTTTCAACTGGAACTAGCAATCCAGGTTTTTCTGGTATAACAAAAACTTATAATACAGTTGGAACATATACTGCAACTCTGCTATGGGAACCTCAAGGAGATCCTGCAAGAAGTACTAGGAATAGAGTAATCACTGTTTCTCCACCATTATCTGCACCAACTCCAACTGGAGTTGTATGGAATGGCACATCTTTTGTTTTATCTTATACTGGTGGATCTGGCCCGTGGTTTCAATCTTGGTATAGAGTTGATAACACAACGTATCCTTCCGACGGCACTGGCTATGATCCTGGCAGTGAAACGCAAAATACTACTACTATAACATACACACCTGGTTTTACACCAACGCCTGGATCAACATATTATTTCTGGGTTAGATCTGCAAAGACTTCTACGGCAAATACATCTGGATCTGATGTAAGCTCATACAGCACAACTAGAGTTCAAGTTACAATACCAGCAGTTGCAACCGCACCTACTTCAGTGACCGCATCAAATAATGGTAGCTCAACAACACTTACTGCATCTTGGTCTGGCGCAACAAACGCAGCATATTATAGAATTTATTGGAGCAGTAGCGCTACAGCGCCAACAAGCCCAGCTACAGTTTTTGATGAAGAAAAAACTGTGAATGGAAGCACTATAACAGCATCTTCTGGTTCTTGGGCATGGGGACCTGGAGACCCAGATAAAAATGGAAACACTCCAGCATTTGGTGGCAACTACTACTTTTATGTATCTGCTTCCGCAAACGGTACAACATGGACTCCTTATGTTAGAACTTCTGGTATAACTAATTTAGCTTTATTTCCTCCCACATCAGTTTCTGTAACTCCAGGCCCACAAGGTGGAGCAGTTACTGCTACATTCTCTGGAGGATCTGGACCAAATTATCAGATGTATTGGATATCATCAGCAAATGCACCAACAGGACAGGTCACACCAGATGCAACTGGTTCTTCTAGTCCATTAACAGATTTTACTGGTCCAGGTGGTACAACAACAACCTATATGTATATTAGATCAGTTGTATCATTGGGTGACACATCTGCAGGAGCTTCAGCTACAGCAAGTGCTTGGAGTGCTGGAGTCCCATTTAATATGACCTCAACTGAAGTATCACAAAACAGCGCTCCAACAGTTAGAGCTACTAATACATTTTCAACATCTATTGTTAAGTATCTTGATAGCATTACTTGGACAACTGGTACATATACTAATGCTCAATCTATAACATCAGTATTGCTTTACTCTACAGTCACATCAAACTTGGTGGCCCCAGGAGGTAACACGCTATCATCATTTAGAACAGCTAATCCATATGCAATAGTTCCTGCTGATCCCGCTGGAACCCCTTACGTGTTTGCAGTAAGGGATACAGTTGTCGGAACAAATGGAACAACTTATTATTTTTATAGTGGTCAAATTACTTCTGCAAATGCTGATGCAGTAGCGTTTTCATATGGTACAGCAACGTCAGCTGCTGGAGGATGGACAGCTTCTGTAAACTCTGGAGCACAAACTGGCGCTACTTATTCATATGTGTCTGCAACTGCTGGGTCTGGATCGGTTAATTCTACAACTGGTGCAGTTACTGCCTCTGGATTAGGATCTAACGCACCTTCTACAATTACTGTCAATAAAGCTGTTAGCGGATACAATACGGCTTCAACAACAGCTAGTGGAATTTCTTCTACGGTTGCTAGCTTTAACCTTAACTACAACGCAAATGGCGGAACTGGAACCATGACTCCAACAACTGGAAACGGAAACGTTACCGTTAAGTCAAATGGATTTTCAAGAACAAACTGTAACTTTGCAGGCTGGAATACAAATGCTGCAGGAACTGGAACTAACTACGCAGCAGGCAGCACATTTAACTTAACAGCAGAATCTACCTTATACGCAAGATGGACTGCTGTTGCAAACTCTGCTACTGCTCCTACTGGATTTAAATTTGATGGTAACAATTTGCCTACATCTGGAAGAAAGAGATGGTCTTGGACTGGGCCTGGAACTGTTACTGGAGGAACTGCTACTGGATTTAGAGTTCAAATAAGCTCAACAAGCTCTACCTCTGGATTTTCAACAGTTGCAGAATCACCACTTTCAATTGGAGCAAGAAATTACAGCGTTGCTGTTAGCCCAGTAACATCCCCAAGATGGCTAAGAGTTGCAATGGTATATACTGATGGACTAGGAAACACCGTAAACAGCCCTACATTTACGGCTGCATTATAAGGAGAAAATATGATAAGCAAGGAAGATAAAATACAAATTATCAATAGTAAGATAAGTATACTTGAGGGAGTTATTTATAATTTAGATATAGAGCTGGCAGCAGAGTCTGCCAAATCTAATCCAAATAATGAACACATTCAAAATGTACTGTCTGAAAAAAATGATAATTTAATGGCTTTAAATGCCATCAATCAACTCCTAGACATTGAAGTCTCGGAATGATATAATATGAAAGGAGGAAAAAATGACAATCGAACTAACAAATGAAGAGAAGCTAGGACTAGTAGCACAGCACATAAAGTCTGTAGACTATAGCATATATGGACTCCAGCTTGACTTACTAGAATTGCAAGCAGTGCCAAATGCAGATGCTTCGCAAGTTTCTAACATAAATTCTAGAATTACTCTATTGAATACAAAAAGAGCAGCACTAGTTGAAGAAAAGGATTCTTTGACTGTAATTACCGAATAGGATAACCGTGGCAGAAAAAGCAGAACTTGTTATAACAGCGCTACAGCAAAGAATTGGTGAGATAGTTTCAAGTTATGAAACTCAGATTGCTATTTTACGTGCAGATTATACACAGCTATTGGAGCAGGTACAAAATGCAAAGAAAGTAGAAGATGATAAATTTGAGGCGGCAGAAGCCTATTCAGAGCATCTTAGCAATATCACAGCCGACTAATTTCCCCTCAGGTATCGCTGTTAAAACAGATAAAGATACATACTGGATTAAAGATGGCAAAAGATATAGATTAATTTCGGATAGAGCCGCACAGTCTTGGTGCTTTACTACGGTATTAGCAACTGAATCGGCATTATCAGGGATTAAACTAGTTGGAAAACTAGGGTTTAGAGACGGCACCTTGATCAAGAATGTCGCAGATGGTAAAATGTATCTAGTATCACAGAATAAACTAAGACACATTATAGACCCAGATTCTTTTACTAGATACGGTCTAGATAGATCAAAAATGATTGAGGTTTCCGAAAAAGAAATTTCAGCACACGATTTAGGAGAAAAACTTTAATGGCAGCATTTGATGACGGCACACCTTTAGACGCAGCTGCATTACAAGATCTAGAAAGACGTCTAGTAGAAATAAGAGCAAGTATTCCAAAAGTGGGTTCTACTTCTACTGGAAATTCACCTGGAAATCTAGAAAATAAAACAGTTTCGGCAAGCCAAATATTAGGCGGGCTTCACACAGGAGTCACATTGGTTCCAGGAAAAGCAACTCCTTTTACAATCAATTTTAAAACTACTTTACAATCAAATCCAAAATCAGTTATAATAACTCCAGTAAGAACTGCAGACATCCCAAGCGTATTTAGCTTTGCAATAGACAGCAAGACATTGGGTCCGACTGGAGTTTCTGGAAATGCTTACTTAAACTCATCAGCAAAGGCATCATTTACAATAGGATTTTATTGGATGGTAATTTGCCACTAGCCTATTGACAGGCTGATTTAATATGCTACAATTTAGATAATATCAAGGTCACGACTCCGTGACCCTTTTTTACGCAGGGAAGTTAAATGACAAACGATTTAAAATGGATGTTGTCATCCGATCAGCAATTCCCTTATCAAGATGATAAGATGATTGCTCTATGGTTTAAAGTTATGAAATGGTTTAAGCCAGATGTAGTAGATTATCTTGGGGATACTGACGATCAAGCTTGCTACAGTAAATATACAGAAGGAAGATCTGCAGAGTTTCTTCAGCTTCATAAGGATGACAGTCGTGATTTAATTGTTCCAATGATGCGTCATGAGGCAAAGGGTGCAAGAGATTTTTATGCAAAGACTCGTGAGATGCTTCCAGATGCACAACTGTTTTCAGCATTGGGAAACCACGACATACGTATCTTTGATTACATAGACAAGAAGCTTCCAGATTATGCAAAGGATGTGACCCCAGAATCACTTTGGTCATTGGACTCCCTAGGCTACGATTATATTTATTATGACTCATTGCCTAAGCGTCGCTTTGGAGACGTGCACGTACACCACGGCATCTCTATTGCAGCAACTGGTTCCGTTCGCAAGGATATGGAAGATCTTCAGGTGTCTTTAATTAGAGGTCACTCACATAGAATTGCTTCACATATGGTAACATATGAACTAAGAAACAATGGTGAAGGAGAAACTCTTCGTGGATATGAGATTGGCCATATGTGTGACGAAAAGGGTCCAGGAATGAAGTATACTCAACACCATGATTGGCAGAAGGGCTTTGCTATTGCACACATTGTCAACGACTACCCTCATATTCAAATGATCCATATTGCTCCAGACTACTCTTGCGTTGTGGACGGAAAGACATTCTCGCTATGATGAAATGTCAGAAATGTAGCGGTAGAGTATTTGTAGATAGAGTATTTTCTCAAAAACTACACACAGAACTATTCTGCATTCTTTGCGGTAAGCGATGGATGATTAACAAAGAAACAAGTGCATTTGGTAAATGGCTAGAGAAAACCGACAGAGATTACGCAAAAAATTCGTCTATTTCTTCTTAAATGGTAAAGTACATAAAGTACTAAGGCTATCAAGAGCTAAAGACGAAGTCGTTGCTTGGTCCTATGTAGATAAAAAAAGAGTTATGTATTCTTATGCTCAGGTAGATAAAAGTATGGAGAGGGCGTATACAGTAGTAGAGGCAGGCAAAATTTTAGGCAGGCACAGGGTAACTATAGAGGAGTATATTTTGCAGGGTAAAATTAAACAGCCCCAAAAAGTATATCCAATTAGTAATCCAGAAAGCACCTGGTCTAAATATATGTTAAGTGAATCAGACATTCTGGACATACATCAATTTATTATTGATGCTGGACATATTAGAGATTTACCTTCAAGATCAGAATTGCAGGCTATTCTCAAACACAATTTAATATTGTATACTAAGACAGAAGACGGAAAATTTGTACCTGTATGGAAGGCGGAGTAATGTCAGAGACAAGAGTAAAGGTGGACCTATCGTTCACACGCAATCTAGGAAACTACGAGAGCATTAAAATTGGTATAGGCATAGAAGATAATGTTCGTAGTGGAGAGAACGTAGATACTGCTACAGAAAGAGTCTATGCTTTTGTCGAAAACAAGCTTATCGAAAAGACTCGTGAAGTAGAAGAAGAGCTAAAACGTGCCAAATGAGAAACAACCATATGTGTTGATTGGTTTATACGAGTCTCTTTACTTAGAAAAGTATGGCAGAAAACCACGGCTAAATAAGTTTCGTGAGAAGTGGGCTATGCAGGATGTAATAGATAGCGTAGGATTTGATAGAGCCAGAGATCTTTTGGTATACTATTTTAAAACTAACAAGTCTGGGCACCCACTTAGTTTCTTTTTCTACAACTTTGATAAGATTGATTACTTAAAGTCAGAGCGTGAGAAGGATGAAAAGCATCGTCGATTGCTATTACAGGCAACGAAAGAATTAGTAGAGGGCGGAAGCGAATGAATACAGAAGCAGAGTTGCTATCAGCAGTATGTAAGAATAAAGATATAAGCACACTACTGGCAGATAATGTAGATGAGATTTTTACATCACATAAGGATATCTGGGATTCGCTAAAAGCATATTACTATAAGTTTAAAGCAGTACCAGAAGCTGGAATCCTCATGGAGCGATTCAAAGACTTCGAGCCAGTTGAAACAAAAGCTGAGACTGGATACTATTTAGATAAGTTAAAGAATGAATACCTAACTAGTAGATTAAAGAATATTATTCTTCAAAGCGGGTCTGCTCTAAAAGAAGATGCTGCATCCAGAGTACTTGGAGATTTACAGGCTAAGCTTTCACAATTGTCTAAATTTACAAATCATGTTCGTGACGTAGATGTTACAGATATTGATTTGGCAGAAAAGCATTTCTTGGCGGTTAAAGAACGTTCAACAATTATGGGCGGGGCTCCAGGAATTTTAACAGGCTTTGATGCAATTGATAAGGCATACCCTACTGGAATGGCTCCAGGACACCTCATTGTTGCTATTGGTTGGCCAGGGCGTGGTAAGACATGGTTCACATCATATCTTGCTTGCAAGGCTTGGGAGCAAGGATTCAAGCCTATGATTGTATCTCTTGAAATGTCTCCAGAAAATATGCGTGATCGTATTTACACAATGATGGGTTCTGGATTATTCCGTGCATCAGATTTTGCAAGGGGTGATGTGAATGTTGATACATTTAGATCTTGGGGTCAGAAAAGATTTGAAAACAAGAACGGTTTTATTCTTGTATCTAATGAAGGTATGGGGGAAGTAAATGCAAATACTGTTCAGGCTAAAATTGACCAACATAAACCAGATCTAGTTATTTTAGATTATCACCAGCTATTCTCAGATAACAAGAGAAGTACTGGTGCAACAGAGCGCAACATGAATGTGTCTCGTGAGTTTAAGATGCTTGCTATGACAAACAACATTCCAGTTATTGATATCACTGCAGCAACTATGGATGACATTACAGATCAAGATGCCCCGCCTATGCTGTCTCAGGTAGCATGGTCAAAGGCTATTGAGTATGATGCTGATATGGCTATTGCTATCCATAAATATACAGATACTAATATGATTGAAGTTGTCAGCCGAAAGAACCGTCATGGTCAAGACTTTAATGTATTCTTAGATTGGGATATCAACAGGGGTATCATCAAAGAGATTTATGAAAATCCTTTTGCGAATGACCCATCGAAAAATTAAAAGATTTCAAATAGATGTTGAGTTTCATGACAACTCACAACTCATTAGCTTGAGACCTCAATATGAAAACTTGTTAATTCAAGATATGAGGGGTAAGGGATATGTCAGAGTACTTGACATAGACCCAGCATTTTCGGTAGAATTTACTGGCGAGACATGGAAGTTCTTAATGAGCATTCATGGTGTTTATGTGGGAAAGAAGAAGGCATGGCAATTAGAGGGTATAACACAAGGGAAGTCGATACCACGCACTACACGCCAAACCATATCAAGTCAATCCTAAAATCAATAGGACTTGAAATTGTTGGTGAGACTGGTAATGACTTTCTATGCTACTGCCCATTTCATTCTAATAGACACACGTCAAGCTTTAGCGTAAGTCGTGAAAAGGGTGCATTCATATGCTTTAATCCTTCATGCGGTGAAGCTGGAACTCTACAGGAATTAGTAAAGCGTGTCATGCACAAAAATGACTTTGAGGCAATGAGGTTTATTGCGACAAAAGAAACTGAGTCGTTAGAAAATTTTGACGACTTATTGTCAGAAGCAATGAATGAAAAGCCTGTCTTTGAAGAGTTCTCTCAAGATACTTTAGATAAATTACATAATGGATTAATTAACAGCGATAAAGCAAAGATATACTTTAAGTCTCGTGGTATTGAAATACAGGCAGTAACAGATTTTTCTTTAGGATATTCTGAAAACATGGATATGGTAACTGTTCCAGTTCATAGCCCAGACGGAATGCCAATTGGCATTGTTGGAAGATCTGTTGAAGGAAAATCTTTTAAGAATAGCACAAATCTTCCAAAGAGCAAAACGCTTTTTAACATTCACCGTGCCAAAAAAGTAGGGGCCCATGTCATAGTTGTAGAGTCTAGCTTTGATGCAATTCGTGTTCATCAAGCTGGATTCCCAAATGTCGTTGCAACCCTAGGTGGATTTTTGTCTACCGAACAACAAAATTTATTAAATAGACATTTCAATAAAATAACTATTATGACTGATGCAGATCAGGCTGGCAGAGAATTAGGCAGAAGTATAGTTAATAAATTAAAATTCAAAGACCTCTTGTGGGCTTCGTTTGAATATGGTAAGATATATCCTCATGATGCAAAAGATGCTGGCGACATGACCGATGAGGAAATAAAGACCTGCATTAAAAATTCTGTATCCGACATTGAATACAGATCTTGGAACTCGTGATATAATAAAAATACAGATGGATATATACCATCAACTATAAAGGAGAAATATATGAGTATAGTAAAGGGTCTAAAAGACCTCAACAAGGCACTAGATAAGCCTACCTACAGCGGTGGGGATGAAAACAAAGGTCGTTGGCTAAAGATTGAAGACGGCGAAAGCGTAAAGATTAGATTCCTCCAGGAACTTGATCCAGATTCACCAACATATAATGACAAGCTTGGTTGCGGATTTATCGCATTAGAGCACACTAACCCAAAGGATTATCGTCGCAAGGCTCTAGATACAATGGAGTCAGAAGGACGTGACTGGGCAAACGAACAACATCGCAAGGATCCAAAGGCTGGCTGGAAAGCCAGAACACGCCTATACATTAATGTCCTAGTAGACGATGGCAAAGAAGAGCCATATGTAGCAATTCTTTCACAAGGTACAAGCGGTAAGACAATTACACCTACCCTAATTGAATACGCTGGTGAGATGGGAAGCATCACCAACCTTATGTGGCGAATTAAGCGTAATGGTTCAAAAACAGATACAAGTTATACAATTATTCCGCTGGCAAAGGACGAAGCACCATTTGATTTCTCTGCCCTAGAGTTGTATGACCTAGAAAAAACAGCAGTTCGTCACGTAACATATGCAGAGCAAGAAGCTTTTTATATGGGCGAAGGTGGCAATAACGAAGAGCCATCAGCTTCATCTAGTAGCGTAGACTGGTAAAATAAATAGTTGCAGGGCTGGTCTATTGACTGGCCCTGCATTATTTGTTAGAATAACAACATGATCTCATACGAAATCCCAGACCCATTTGCTACTTTTGTGGCAAACAAATATAAAAATGCTAGTGGCATGGTGTATGATTTTTTTGCAAGAGAGTGGTATTTAAAGGCGGCTTGCTGCGGAGAAGAACTATATGCTCCAAATAGAAAGACTATGACTAAGATTAGACTTTATCATACAAGAAATGAATGCTTGGGCGGATACTAATGAGTTTTACACATCTACATGTTCATTCATACTACTCATTAATGGATGGACTCAATTCACCCAAAGAACTATGTCAGGCTGCCATAGATGCAGGGCAAACAACAATTGCAATTACAGATCATGGAACCTTGTCATCACATCGTGAAATGCAGATTGCTGCAAAAGAGTTGGGCATAAAGCCAATTCTTGGAGTAGAAGCGTATATATCTCCTACAGATAGATTTGACCGTTCCTCCAAAACAGATAAGTCTATTCAGGCTTACAATCATATTATTTTATTGGCTAAGAATAAAAAGGGTCTTGAGAATATTAATATTCTGCAAGAGCTTGCATGGAACGAAGGCTTTTATCATAAGCCACGTATTGATAGGGAGATACTCAATGAATATTCGGAAGGTATTATTGTATTGTCTGGATGTCTTAATGGCCTCATTTCTAAGTGCATCGAGAAGAATGAGTTTTCTGAAGCTAAACTTATTCTCAAAGATTTTAAGAAAAATTTCGGCGATGATTTTTATATTGAGGTTCAATCTCACAATCCGAAAGAAATAAATGAAGGCCTATTGTCTTTAGCAGACGAACTTAAAATTAAAGCGGTGGCGACAGGAGATGCCCACTTTGCTAAAGAAGAAGATCGTATATTAGAAGAGGCTATGCTTATTCTATCTACATCCCCTAAATCAGATAAAGAAGCAGACTTTGATATGTCTCGCCAAATGAAGGATATGTTAGATAGATTTAACTATCTTTATCCAGATAGAAAAATATCATTTGTAGACTATAATTTATTTATTCAGACCAGAGAAGAAATTGAATCAGACTTCAAGAAATCAGGGATTAATCGAACAGACATTTTTGATAATACTATGGAGATTGCTGACAAAATTGGAGAATACGATTTTAACAGCGGATTAGACCTTCTCCCTGTCCCTAAGACAGATGCGGACGATAAGCTGGCTCAGATGGCCTCTGAAGGCCTTAAAAGGCTAAACCTGGACAAGGATGCGGTCTACATTGACAGGCTCAATGAGGAACTAGACATTATTAAGTCTAAGAGTTTTGCCTCATATTTCTTGGTTGTGGCAGATATGATTAACTGGGCAAAGACAAATAATATTATGGTTGGTCCTGGCCGTGGCTCTGCCGCTGGCTCTCTCGTCTGCTATTCCCTAGGCATTACAGATGTTGATCCAATTAAATATGACCTGCTATTCTTCCGATTTATTAATCCAGAGCGTAATGACTTTCCAGATATCGATACAGACTTTGAAGACCGCCGTCGTAAAGAAGTAAAGGAATATCTTAAGAAGAAGTTTAAGCACGTTGCATCTATTTCTACATACACTTATTTTAAGGATAAGGGTGTTATTAGAGATGCTGCTCGTGTATTTATGGTCCCGCTTTCAGACGTTAACCGTGCAATGAAGTCTATCGATACATTTGAAGACTTCATGGACTCCCCTAATACAAAAGAATTTAGAATGAAGTATCCAGAAGTCCTATGGCTTGCCGAAAGATTGCGTGGAAAGATTAGATCTGTTGGTGTGCATGCTGCTGGAGTTGTAGTTGCTAAAGATGATATTCGTAAGTATGCTCCAGTTGAGTCTCGTGAAGACGCACAAGATAAAGTTTCTGGGCGAATCCCAGTAGTAGCCTACGATATGGATACAGTAGCAGACATTGGCCTAATCAAACTAGATGCACTCGGATTAAAAACTTTATCTGTTATTTCAGATACTCTTCAGTCTATTAAAGATAGAACTGGTAAAGCAATTAATCTTTCAGAACTTCCGCTAGACGATAAAGCAGTTTATAAAACACTTAGCGAAGGGTATACAAAAGGTGTATTCCAAGCTGAAGCAACCCCATACACTAACTTACTCATAAAGATGGGTGTTGATAAATTTGAAGACCTTGCTGCATCTAACGCATTAGTTCGTCCAGGAGCAATGAATACTGTAGGTGCTTCTTACATTAAGCGTAAGCATGGAGATGAAGCAGTGCAATTTATTCACCCTATTATGAAACCTTTTACCGAAAATACTTACGGAGTTATTATTTATCAAGAACAGGTTATGCAGGCATGTGTACACCTAGGCGGTATGACTTGGTCCGAAGCTGACAAAGTTCGTAAAATTATTGGAAAGAAAAAGGATGCAAAAGAATTTGATCAGTTTAAAGATAGATTTATTGAGGGTGCTTCAAAACATATTTCTAAAAAACAAGCAGAGACTCTCTGGCACACATTTGAAGCTCATGCTGGGTATTCGTTCAATCGTTCCCACGCTGTTGCTTACTCTATGCTTTCTTATTTTACTGCTTGGCTCAAAACTTATTACCCGCTGGAATTCATGTTCTCGATTCTTAAAAACGAAAGCGACAAAGATGCCAGAACAGAATATTTAATTGAGGCAAAAAGATTGAAGCTTAGCATTAAGCTTCCTCATATTAATGAATCTGATGTTTTCTTTTCGTTAAAAGGTGATTCAATTAGATTCGGACTAGGTGAGGTTAAATTTATTTCAGATAGTATTGCGAATAAGATTATTGATCAAAGACCTTTTGCTTCTTACTCAGAGTTTATTGAAAAGGCTTCTAAGAAGGGAAGTGGAATCAATAGCCGTGCAGTCTCTGCTCTAAATGCAATTGGTGCTGCCGCATTTGAGGATAACCCTAGATCTGGAAACGAAAAAAATAATTACTATGAGTATTTAGGAATTCCAACATTTAGCTTAGACCTACCACCTAGAATTAAAACACAGGCTAGACCAATTTCTGAGTTTGATGACCTAGGCTCCTTTGTAATGTTTGGAATGGCTAAATCAATTAAACGTGGAACTGGATGGGCTAGAATCGAACTTGTTGATGAAACAGGATCAATCGGTTTGTTCCATAATGAGCAGACACCAATTGAAACAAATCAAATGTATTTTATTTTGGTTGGAGACAATAGAATTGCACGTTATGTAAAGGTTCAGGATATTAATCCAGAATCTAAAGATTCATTTGTAGATTTCTTATACAGAAAAGAATATGATCTTGCTGATAACGAATACATTGTGGTAGACTTTACGCCATATAAAACAAAAGCTGGTAAAACAATGGCGCACATTGTGATGTCAGATAAAGATAAAAATTTAACTAGAGCTATTGTATTTTCTAGTATGTATAAGATTGCCTTAGCAAAAATGCGTGAGGGAATGAAGTGTCAGGTTGTTTTGTCAAAGTTAGACGATGGGACATTAATGATTAAGGAGATAAAGTGACAGAGGGTGTAGATGGTCTCATACAGTCCATCAGTATCAATCAGATCCTTGTAGCGATACTAGAGGAGCATGGCAAAATTACAGTGCCTACTTTAAAGTTTCTAGATGCAGCACAAACTGATAAAGAGTTGGTTATTGATTATGATGAGGATGGCCCATCATTTACTTTTAGTTTAAGGGATAAAGTTGAACAGCAATAGTGTTTTAACAGAGTATGGCCTTGATGCATTAGCAGCAATGCTTCATGAAACAGCAATAGAAAAGGGGTTTTGGGATGGAGATTATTCTAATGACAAGATTGGAAACAAGCTTGCCCTTGTACATTCAGAAGTTACTGAAGTATTAGAAGCAATTAGAAAGTCTAAGGGAAGCGAACATATTGTAGAGGAAATGGCAGATGTTATTATTCGCCTGCTAGATGTTTATGCTGCAATGAGAAATGAAGAGCAGGTTACACATAGTTTAGATGAAATTTTAGAGGCTAAAATAAATATAAATAAAGAGCGTCCAAGACTTCATGGAAACTTATTCTAGGTAAAGTATAACTAGAATGACAATAAGTATAGATGCCTACGCCTTGCATAACGATTCGGCTACCATATCTCCGTTACCAGTTAATAGAGATTGGATGGAAGAAACGCCAGGTAGACAAGCTTATCATTGTTTTCCGATGAGCCTTGCAAATCAGCTTGGCTGGGGTATATCTTTTAAAAAAGATATTTCATTTATACTACATAACGACTTTGACAATATATCATATGGGAAAATGGAAATAATTTCTGGTCAGGAATATGTTTCTACAGATAGACAAAATGGTGTGTTGGCATTTAAAACTGGATTAGCGCTTAGAACTAGTGAAAATTTTAGCCTACTTGTCTATCAACCACCAAATGTTTTTATAAATGGTTGCGACTTTGTATCTGTAATTTTAAGTACATCTTTTATAAAAGATGAATTTCAGCCAGGAATAAGAGTTAATTCTTTTAATAAAAAAATTACTATTAAAGCTGGAACCCCAATTGCAGCAATACTTCCAATAGACTTGTCTAGTTTAGATCATTCAGAAGTAAAGATTAGCAACCTAGATTCTAGTATGTATTCAAATTTATTTAGCTCTAATGAATATCGAGATGTGGTTTCAGTTAGACAAAAAAACGGAGTCTGGTCAGATTTTTACAGAAATGCAACAGACCACCTTGGAAACAAAATAGGGGAGCATCAGGTTAAAAAAATTAATTTAAAAGTAGTTTAAAGCTTTACGAAACCTATTTTAAATGATATACTAATGTAAAAGAGAGAGAAATAATGAAAATTGAATTAGATGATATATTGGCAAAGCTAGATCCAAAAACAAGAGCAAGAGTTCAGTCAGCAGTAGATGTAAATGTAGATAAGCAGATTACACCAAGTATTGGTCTTAACCTAGCATTAAAAGGCGGACTTGCATACGGACGACAGATTCTTGTTTGGGGGAATAAGTCTGCTGGAAAATCTTCTTTCTGTCTACAAATGATTGCGTTAGCTCAAAAAGAAGGAAAGACATGCGCTTGGATAGATGCTGAGCACTCATATGATCCAGCATGGGCAGAGATGTTAGGTGTAGATTCTGAAAAACTAATCTATTCACCAGCAAAAACTGTTAACGATATGGTAGATGTTGCAACGAAACTTATGGATGCAGGAGTTGATATGATTGTAGTAGATTCTATTTCAGCTCTTCTTCCCGCAATTTATTTTGAAAAAGATGGCAATGAAATGAAAGATCTGCAAGACACTAAGCAGATTGGCGCTGAAGCAAAGGATATGACTCACGCAGTCAAGATGTTAAATTATGCAAACAAAAACACACTACTTGTTCTCATCTCACAACAACGAAATCAATTTGGATCTATGCATGCTAGTCACATCCCCACAGGTGGCATGGCAGTCAAGTTCTTTTCTTCCACTGTCATTAAGCTATGGTCGTCTGAGGCTGAGGCTAATGCTATTAAAGCTGGTATTAAAGTTGGCGACAAGATTATCGAACAAAGAGTCGGCAGGCCAGTTAACTGGATTATTGATTACAACAAAGTCGGCCCCCCTAATTTATCAGGACAATACGACTTTTATTACCAAGGGGAAACTCTGGGTATAGATGGAGTTGGAGAGACATTAGATGTTGCAGAAATGTGTGGGGTAGTTGAAAAGGGTGGCGCTTGGTATACTGTTAACGGAGAAAGATTTCAGGGACGTGCAAAAGCAGTTCAGTATCTTCGTGATAATCCAGAAGTAGTTACAAAACTACAGGAGGACATTAGTGCCAAATCTTAATGAATTTATTTCTTCAGAAAAAATTCACAGCCCAGAGCTAGAGCGCTTTGGAGGCAAGAAACCCTGTGCTAAATGCGACAAAGATGCAGAAGAATATTTTTGGGATGCTATGTCTTTGACTATGAGCTGGGAATGTCCAGATGGTCATAAGAATTCATTTAGGGTTAACTAATGTCAGAAAGATCTGAAGTAAAAAGAGATGGTGCTAAAGCACAAAAGAATAGTGGTCGTGGAGATTACCAAAAGGGTGATGCCAAATGGAATCAGTTCTTGGTGGATTATAAAGAGGCCTCATCTTCTTTTACTTTAAATAAGCCAGTGTGGTCTAAAATATGCACTGACACATTTAAAGTTAGTAGGGATATGCATCCAGCGCTAAAGATTATTATAGGAACAGATTCCAAGGTTCGTCTTGGAATTATTGAGTGGGCTGTGTTAGAAGAACTAATTCAGTTTTGGGAGGACAACAATGGCAAACAAGCGTAGATTTAACGATACTATTATTAGAAATGGTATGATTATAAAGATTCGTAAAGATGGGACAGTGCGATCAGTAGTTGGTCCTTATATAGTAAATCATAAGAAGACTAAGTAATGACAATGTTTTTGCTAGGGTTAATGCTGGGCTTTGTTATTGGCTATGGCTTAGGTTTATTTATAGACAAGATAGATAAGAGGATGAAAAATGGTAGAAGATAAGAATACTTTAGAGTTAATTAGTTCTATTACGGAGTTCAATGACCTACATGAGTATATGGGCGATGACCAACTAGATAGGGCACTTTCTATTGTAGTAAAACTATTAATGAATCCAGATGTTCCTTCTGCAAAGGCACCGTATTTAATTATCGAGCTTCAAGCAATGTCTACTAAGTTTTCTATGATGGCGTCTTACTATTCAACAATTGCTAAAGATAAAGCTGGAACTACAAACAACAACAAAAAGAATATTTATTATTCAGCAAAGGAGTCCATAGACAAACTTGTAGATGCACTTAAGTATGTCGTTAGGTACAATTCATAATGGGTAGAGATATAGTAAAGAACCTTAAGTTTAAGAAGCATGCTGGCAAGCACTTCGATCCAGAAAAATTTGCTCAGCTTTTAGATGAGTCATATCGTAATACCAAACGTGCTGATGGCGAAATGACTAAAAAGTCTTTTAGTCCAAGCACACTTGGATACGGTCACGGAACATGCCCAAGATACTGGTATATGGCTTTTAGTGGTGCTATGTTTATTGATGATAATGATGCAGTAGCCGTTGCTAATATGGCTCAAGGAACTCAGGCTCACGAAAGATTACAAAAACTAATTAGTACTATGCCAGAATGGAAAGCCGAAGAAGAAGAAATTGTAAATGAATACCCTCCCATCCGTGGCTTTATAGATTTAATTATGGAGTATGACGCAGAAACTGTAATTGGAGAAATTAAAACAGCAAAGCAAGAAGTGTGGGATCAAAGACAGGCAGAAATGAAACCTACAACAAATCACCTTCTTCAATTGCTTACGTATATGAAATTAAAAAATGCTAAAGAAGGCTTCTTTCTTTATGAAAATAAGAATACACAGGAGCTTATTGTTATTCCAGTATCTATGAACGAAAAAAATAAGGCAATTATTGAGGAAGCTTTTACCTGGATGTGCGAAGTCTGGGATAACTTTAAAGAAGGAGATCTTCCTATGCGTCCAGCTGGCGCCTCAAAGTCTAAGATGCCATGCACATATTGCCCTATTAAAAAGGAATGTTATGCAGGGCTAACTGGAACAGTTCAAATAGAATCGTATAAGGTTCCAAAGCTGTGATTTGTGCAAACAAAGACTGCTTAAACGGTAAAGAGTTTGAGCCTAAAACCCATAATCAAAAATATTGTTCCGATGAGTGCTGCAGAATTGCAACTAATAAAAGAATTATGGAAAAGTATTATGAAAAAAAAGCTATTAGAAATGGTGCTGCACGTGGATGTAAAAAATGTAAAGCACAGCTAAGTAGGTATAATGACACTTCGTTATGTGCAGCTTGCCAGAAAAAAATAGATATAACATCAAAAAATAAGATTAAGGGAATGCTAGATGAAATTAGCTGACCTTGTAAAGACCAGAGCAAATAAAGTTTTAGGGATAGATGCATCAACAAACTCTGTTGCCTTCTGCCTAATGGAAAATGATAAGCCATTAAAATGGGGTAAAATAGAATTTGTAGGGGCCGATATATATGAAAAGATATATGACGCAAAGGTTAAAACACACGCTATGCTAGAAGAATTAAAATCAGATTATATTGCGGTAGAGGGTGCAATACTTGTCAGATCACCTGATGCTGTGATAAAATTGTCTTATGTATATGGAGTTGTTATTGCTGAGCTTATGTCTACTGGCTCTAAGGTTATTACTATTAGCCCATCCTCGTGGCAGGCGTTCATTGGCAACAAAAATCCAACGAAAGATGAGAAGTCTGCAATAAGATTAAAGAGTCCAGGATACGCAGACTCTTGGTATAAAACTCAATTAAGAAATATGCGTAAGCAAAGAACCGTGGATTATTTTAATAATAAGTACGGCCTATCCATAACAGATTTTGACGTAGCAGATGCATTCGGCATCGCTCATTATGCTAATAAGGTGCTTACTGAAAGATGAAGTTTTATCAAAGCAAGGAGTGGCTATATAGAAGGTATGTAGTTCAAAAGAAAACTGTAACTGAGATAGGAAAAGAGTGCGGAGTATCCGCTATGACCATACAGAGATACCTAGAACAGTTTGGACTTATTAAAAAAAGATGACTCTCAATAAATTTTGCTATAAAGTTTTTCATATCCCAGGATATGGGGAATCTCACGAACAAAGATCTGACCTATTTAAAAGCCTTGATGATTTTTTGTTAACTAAAATGGACAGACTTGAAACAGATACAGTTCTAATTAGTAACGAAGACCAGTACTTTGATTTTAATGAAAAGCATAATTTGATTAAAACTCAACGTGAGTTTAAGTGGGGAGAGCTAGGCATATGGGCAAGCAACTTATTGGCAATTAAAAATTTTTTAAACACAGATAAAGAATATCTTATGTTAATGGAAGATGATATCTATGTTCCAAATCAAGAAAGGTTTGTCGAGCTTCTAGAATATTATATGAGCATTATTCCCAAAGACTGGGAAGTGTTTAGTTATTTTGTGCATGAAAATCAATTTACTAGGTTTCAGGATATTCACGGTCATTCCGAAATAGTTCCAGCATATCAAGACTGGTCGATGCTTTGCTATATATTAAATAGAAAGTCTGCAGAAAAAATTCTTAATTTGTGTTTAATTCATGGATTAACAATGCCAATAGACTGGTATATTTATAGGCAACCAGAGGTATTTAAGTCGTATACCCTGAGTCCTATTGCAGAAAAGGGATGTAAATTGTATAATGTAGTATCAACCTTTCAAGAAAAAGAAACAGGCCACCCAGTGCCAGAAAAGAGAAATAAATGAGCAGAGAGCTAGCAGAAAAGTTACCAAATTGGTTTCTAGGTAATAAAACACAAGATGACTTTGATAGACTTTTAAATGAATTTAGGGGCAAGCCTAATCTTAAGTTTTTAGAGATTGGTTCATTTTGCGGCAATAGTGCGGCATGGACTATCGAAAATATTCTTACAGATAAAACATCAAAGCTTACGTGTGTAGACCCTTGGAATGGAAATATTGTGCATGAAGCATTTGATTTCTCGGATGTAGAAGCTGCTTTTGATCAGCAACTTGAGCCATTTAAAGATCAGCTTATTAAACAAAAAGCATATAGCGATGAATGGCTTATGAAGAATCGCTCTAAGCAGTATGACTTTATTTATATTGATGGGGACCACATGCCACAAGCATTTATGATGGATGCTTTGCTTTCATGGGAGTTGTTAAAGCCAGGTGGAATTATGGCTATTGATGATTATGCATGGACACATCCACGAGGATCTCAGTATAATCCAGGACCAGCAATCGATATGTTTGTAAGCATGTACTCAGAGCACCTAACTGTTATCGAAAAGGGATGGCAAGTTTGGGTACGCAAGAATCCAGATTATGTTCGTCCAGAACATATTCACGAATAAAAGGCGGCTAAATGTTAAAACCAGTATTTGAAGATGTAAGTAGGTTTGATTGCTCAGACCTATATTTAAAATCAGTTGGTGCCCCAGCTGGCAATGCTATTTGGACAACCTGCCACGATATTGCACATATGCTAATTGAAAAAAATATCTCATACGGCAACTCGGCACTTGAGCCAGCTAGAATATTTTCAACGGCGGATTCAACAGAACAATTAAAAGTCCGTATAGATGATAAGCTAAATAGAGTAAAAAATAACCAAGGGTTTGCGGGAGATAATGATATCGATGATTTAATTGGATATCTAGTTCTCTATAAAATAGCTAGATCCAGTTGATTTTTTAGTCGACTAAGAGTATACTCTAATATATGTCTGAAATTGAATTAGCTGATCACTTTGATCGAATGAACGTAGTGGTCTCAGAACTACTTAAGGGAAATAACCCTACCCAAATTGCCACCGTAACAGGCTTTAAGAGAGCCGAAGTGGTCGAGTTGATAGATGAGTGGAAGAGCGTTGTTCACAACGACACAGCGGCCCGTGAAAGGGCTAAAGAGGCCATCTCAGGAGCAGACCAACACTATGCCATGCTAATTAAAGAAGCGTGGAAAACTGTAGAAGATGCAGATCAGGCGGGACAATTAAGTGTTAAATCTGGTGCATTAAAGCTTATTGCAGATATTGAAGGTAAAAGAATAGGCATGCTTCAAGAAGTCGGGTTACTAGATAATGCCGAATTAGCAAATCAAATTGCAGAAACAGAACGTAAGCAAGACATACTTGTAAAAATATTAAAAGAAGTAACTGCCTCTTGCCCTAAGTGTAAAATGGATGTGGCAAAAAGATTATCTCAGATCACTGGTATTGTTGAGCCAATAGAGATAGTTGAGGAATCTAGTGGATCTTAATTTTAATGATTTAATTGATATTCTAGATGGCGAAGAATTTGATGAACGTCCAGTGGACCTACGCACATTTGTAACAAATCCAGATTACTTAGGTTTACCACCTCTATCTGAATATCAATATACATTAATTGAAAAGTCTTCACAGGTTTATAAAGAGTCTACACTCATTAAATTATTCGGAGAAGACGAAGGCAAAAGAATGTTTAAGCAAACAGCCAATGAGGTTGTTGCTCAACTTGGCAAAGGCTCTGGAAAAGACTACTGCTCAACCATATCAGTAGCCTATATAGTATATTTACTATTGTGTCTTAAAGATCCAGCTCAGTATTATGGAAAGCCTCCTGGAGACTCTATTGATATCATTAACATTGCTATTAACGCACAGCAGGCAAACAACGTTTTCTTTAAGGGATTTAGAACACGAATAGATAAGTCTCCATGGTTTACTGGAAAGTATACTGAAAAGGCTTCTGAGATAAAGTTTAATAAGAATATAACAGTACACTCAGGTCACTCAGAGCGTGAGGCCTGGGAAGGATATAACGTTATCGTAATCATCCTTGATGAAATTTCAGGCTTTGCTACAGAAAATACAACTGGACACGAGCAGGCTAAAACTGGTAGTGCAATATACGAGATGTATCGTGCATCAGTCGATTCACGTTTTCCAGACTACGGAAAGGTTATTCTGCTTTCATTTCCAAGATATAAGAATGACTATATTCAGCAGAGATATGAGGACGTTGTTGCAGAAAAAGAAGTGGTAGTTAGATCTCACCACTTTAAACTCGACGACTCTTTGCCAGACGGAACAGATGGTAATGAATTTGATATTGAGTGGGAAGAAGATCACATCTTGTCCTATAAATATCCAAGAATGTATGCCCTTAAAAGACCAACCTGGGAAATTAATCCAACAAGAAGTATTGATGATTTTAAGGTAGCCTTTTATAAAAATGCACCAGATGCACTAGGTAGATTTGCATGCATGCCTTCAGAAGCTATAGATGCATTCTTTAAGTCTAGAGAAAAAATTGAAAACGCATTCAGCAACAAAGCTTTAGCCGTAGACGAATTTGGAAGATTTGAAAATTGGTTTGCGCCAGATCCAGATAAAGAGTATTTCTTGCACGTTGACTTGGCCCAAAAGCATGACCATTGTGCTGTTGCAATGGCACACGTACAAAAATGGGTAAATGTAAAAGTAACTGATACATATTCTCAACCAGCTCCAATTGTAGAAGTTGATGCAGTCAGATATTGGACGCCTACTCCAGATAAGTCTGTAGACTTTACTGAGGTTAAAGATTATATATTATCACTTAGGACAAAAGGATTTAAGATTCGTGTCTGTACGTTTGACAGATGGAACTCACACGACATGATGCAACAGTTAAAACAGTATGGTATTAATACAGAAAATTTATCTGTTGCAAAAAAACATTACGACGATATGGCAATGGTCGTAGCTGAGGACAGACTAAATGGGCCAGCAATTAAGTTGCTTGTTGATGAGTTGCTTCAGTTAAAAATTATGAGAGATAGGGTTGATCACCCAAGAAAAGGATCTAAAGACTTAGCAGATGCTGTGTGCGGTTCTGTATATAACGCAATCAGCAGAAGCAGGCCACAAAACAATGAAGAGATAGACATACATACCTACAGCTCTTTAAAGTGGGATAGAGAAAAAGAAGAAGATGAAATAGTAATGAATATGATAAGGCCACCAAGAATGCCTAAGAACTTATCAGATATGTTAGACGGAATGGAAATAGTATGAGTATATATCAAGAAAGAGCTAAAGAATGTAAATGTTGTGGCAAGCACGTACCGTTGCCTACAGTTCTAAAGGAATATAATGGCGTACCACTATGCCCTACAACATTTTCTAATGTAGTAGAGTATAAGAGAATATGGAAGTCTTTTGGTTCTAGGCCATCAGGAAGCATTAGAAAACATTTTTCTGAATACGTCCAGCAATTAGTAGAAACAACAATTAACGAAAGCGAAAATGTAATTTCAAATGAATCTTGAAGACAATGATGATGATGAAATGTTAGCCTATTATCTAGAAATAGGAGTTGTTAATCTTGAAGGCATGGACGAAAGCGGTGAAATGATTTATTCAATAGATCAAGAACTGGCTAAAGAGCTTGCCCCAGAGCTGTGGCAATCTCATATTGACTATGTTGATAAGTCTTTAATTGAGCTGTACGAGGCTGGATTAGTAGATGTTCAATACGACGAAAATCTAGAGGCAACAATACGTCTAAGCGAAGAAGGCCACAGGATAGCTAAAGAAAAGGGTCTTGTAGAGATAGACCCTGCAGATTTTAAAAACATTCCAAACGATTAAAGATTATGATATAATTATTATAGGATGCCCTAATGGGGTCCTATAAATTAACTTATTCGCTTGAAGGAGGAATAAAATGGTAACAACATATACATGGGATCTTTTTAAGGATCCTTTTTTTATTGGATTTGATAGAGCTTTAGATACATGGAGCCACGCTCAAACGGTATCGAGTGCGACTAACTATCCACCATATAACGTAATCAAGGTAGACGAAGACAACTTTGTTGTCGAACTAGCAGTCGCTGGATTTGCTAAAACAGATATTGACGTATCAACAGCAGACGGCAAGCTTACTGTAAAGGGAGAATTAAACACAGAGGATAACGATTCGAAGTTTATCCATCGTGGAATTGCTGCCCGTAAATTTACTCGTGAGTGGGCTCTTGGTGAATATATGGAAGTAAAGGCTGCTGAACTAAAGGACGGAATGCTTAAGATCGATATCGTACGCATTTTGCCAGAAGAGAAGAAGCCAAAGACTATCAAGATCAAATAAATAGTATAATAGAGATCTGCACCCCGTCACTGGGGAGTCGCAGATTCGGGCATCGCCGCCCAGGATAGTCGGGGGAGACAGCGACTATAAACAACTGGTATAGTCCTGAGTATGACTGTAAAAAACTGCTCCTTAAAATTAAGGAGAGATATGTTTGAATACAGAATTAAACAAGTAACTAAGGTAGTTGATGGAGACACTATCGATGTTGATATTGATTTGGGATTTAGCATATCATACTCTCAAAGACTAAGGTTGGCAGGAATTGACACACCAGAGTCTAGAACAACTGATAAGTTTGAAAAAACACTTGGAATTGAATCAAAAGATTACTTAAAATATAAGCTTAAGGATGCTAAGGATATAGTTGTAAAAACTGAAAAACCAGATAGCTCAGAAAAGTATGGAAGAATACTAGGGTGGGTCTATGTTGACGGAAATACAAAGTCTCTTAATGAACAGATGATTGAAGATGGATATGCTTGGTCATATATGGGAGATACTAAAGTTAAAGATTTTTCAATCCTGGCAGAAAAAAGAAAAAAGAATAAGTGATTGATATGCAAAAAAATCAATTGATGCCAAAAGTAATGGTCTATAGCGGAGTCTTAGATAATACAGAATTTATTACTTCAACAATTAAACAATCGGAAACTGAAGAAAACCAGGGTAAATATTACATAAATAAGTGGGGCAATTGGGGTCGTATAGGAACAAGCACACAATTAAAAAATTGGTTATTTAGTTTAAGTAACGGATCTCTGCTAAACGTTGGAGACGAATCTGATGAATGCTGTAATAAAAGAAATTGGTTTTTGCTAGAAAAAGAGGGAGACAGCCTGCGCCACAAGTGTGATAAGGTTATAGGTGAAACTAGAGTTCCCCCAGAAGATTTAGAATGGTTTGAAGATAATAAGAATAGTTTAATAAATGACAATGACTCCATAGATCAAAGAACTGCTTTGAATAGTATAAGAAAAGCGTATAAAAAAGTTTTACTAGACTATATAAAAGATTGGGGAGCAGACGAATCTTTTGATAAAGTAAATAATTTTAATCTTAAAGATGGTTCATGGCAGATACCTAATTTTGGTATATTGCATCATTCTAAAACCCCAGATGATTATTCTATGTCTATGACTTATCATACAGATACTCATCAATATGATACAGAGCGTGGCGGAAATCATTTTATCTTAACAATTACAATGTATTTAAACGATGACTATGAAGGTGGCGAGCTTACATTTTTAAATGAAAATGATGGAGATGTAATTCACTATAGACCAAAGGCTGGGGACATAACTGTTTTCCCATCAGCAGTACCATATTGGCACGGGGTAGAAAGAGTTGAATCGGGCGACAGGTATCTAGTAAGAACCTTCTTGGCCAAAGAATTCGAACCGTCAGATTTATGGAAAAAAAATGCAGAGCATTATGGATTAGAAGAATATAAAAAAATGGAGTACGAAAGAATATCCAAAGAGTATAACGACCCTAAATATTTTAGATTAGCGGTTTATGAAGACGATATTGTTACTAAAAATAGCAATGGGTCTATTCATATAGGTGACTACACTGGAATGGTTGGTTTCCCTTTTAACGTAAATAAAAAAAGAGGATACTATAAAAACTAAAATTCATTGGATGCAAAGACACAGCGACGACTCGTTGCACGAACTAAAATTTTTATCAAGTAAGTTAGAGTCTTGCGGGTACGAGTCTGTCCTTTTAGTATATCATTCACTACTACCAGACTATATGATAAGAGTTGCAAACATCATAGACGCTGATCATAGTTTAAAATATATGTTTGCAATTAGGACATATGCCATAAGCCCAGAATATTGTGCAATGATGTGTGAAGCTTTTCATTTAATTGATCCAAAAAGAATTATTTTAAATATCGCAGCTGGGGATCTAAAGCCAGAGGAGACCAGCCTTGAAGACGTTGTTAGAATAGGCGGGTTTTTAAAAGACTATTCAGATAGGGTAGAGTATACTTCAGAGTGGTTAGAAAAGTTTTTGAATTTAAGATATTTTAAAAATAAGCCAGAGCTGGTTGTAAGTGGTACTTCTTCAAAAACAATTGATAACTCAGAAAGATATGGTGATATACACCTAGCCATGCTGTCAAGCTATAAGGATGGACTCAGTGTAAACACAGGAAGAAAAATGGCTGCCTGCCCAGTTATTATAAGAGATACTCACGAAGAAGCCGAGGCTGTGTTTGAGGCCGAAGAAAATAGAATGACTAAGTTTTCTATGATTTATGGGACGGAAGATGAAGTAATTGAAAAAATTAAAAAGCTTGAAGATATTGGAATAACAGACTTCCTGCTTAACTCAGATAGAGAAAACGAAGATGAAAAAATTCATAAAATGGTAAAGAAAATGTTAAAGGGGAACTAAAAATGCCTATATACGAATACAAATGCGAGTGTTCGCCAGAAGAGATTGTCTCAAAAGAAAGATCTATAACTTCTGTTGAGCCTAACTATCTATGTAATGAATGTGGTAAAAGGTTGCAAAGACATTACGGTTCTTTTGGTATACAGTTTAAAGGTAATGGCTTTTATAAAACAGATAATGTTAAGTAATTTAAATTAACATTCTGCTATAATATCTAAGTAAGCAAAAATATTGCATTACTTAGGAGATACCTAGTTGACTAGAAAGTTAAAGTACTTTTTAACCAGCCTTTTTATTATTGGCTGGCTTTTCCTTTTTGGGCCCAGCATTGCAAATGCTGATGAGCCAACAGTTCAAGTAACTCCAGCTAATCCTTCTTCAGATACCGCTACAACAACCACTCCTATTACAGTTGAGACAGTTGCAGATAAGGTTGAAGCGGCAGCAGAGACATTGCAGGCAGCAGCAGAAACACAAGCAACTGCTATAACTACTACAATTCAAGCAAATGTTCCTAATACAACAACAGAGCAAGCAGCTACAATTGCTACCACACAAGAGCCAATTGCTACTGCAGTAGCAGAGGCTACAGTAAAGGTCCAGCAAGCTACAACAGCAATACAGTCTGCAGAGACAGCATTACAGATTGCAACAACAGCGGTGGCATCTGTTGAATCACAAACGGCAGTGGTTACCCAAGCAACAACAGTTGTTGAGTCATCTACAGCAACAGTTACTACAGCAACATCAGCAGTTGAATCTCAAACAGCAGTAGTTGCCTCAGACCAATCTGCTGTAGCAGCAGCACAAGCAGTAGTTGATTCAAATACGTCACCTGGATTAAATGTAACTATTTATAGCAATCCAGGAACAGCAGGGTCTCCAGCTCAGGGAGGAACAGTTGTATATACTGGAAAAGATACTAATGGTATTAATGAGCAATGGGGTAGCGGAGGGCCAACAGTAAATGGTGGAACCACTACAGTAACAGAAACATTTGCAAATGGAACAGCCACAGTTGTTTCAGTAGCACCCGTTGGTGGTGTTTCTATAGGAGGTAACTGGTCAGACTCTGCTGGGAAAACAGATGTTGTTAGTGGATCAGCATTAACAATAATTAATCCTTCAGCAAATGTTGTTATTGACGTAAATCCATCTAACACTGGAACTGTAACTCAAGTTACAATGGGTGTATATGCTAAAAATGGTGATACAAATATAATTACAGTAAATACAGATGGGACTGCTACTACAACAGTAATGGAAAATAATGTCACTGGAAATGTTATGGATAACGGATTTACTTCAACAGAAACAGTAACTGGAACAAATATTGATACAGTTACAATTACAAAAGATTCAGATTATTATATTGTAGATAATATATCTGTAACTAAAACAACACAAACTACGGTTACAGAAGATTTTCAAGTTAAATGGGACGGTTTATGGACACCACAATCTACAGGAACACAGTATATAACAGCACCAGCAGATGACGGCGTAAAGCTATATCTTGACGGGCAGCTTGTGATTAATGACTGGGTAGATAAAGGTGGTGGTGGATCCACTGCTGACGTTGAAACAACGGCTGGTATATCAAAGACTTTTGAAATGTGGTATTACGAAAACGGTGGTGGAGCTGCAGTATCTTTAATGAGATATACAGGATCTGGGTGGGAAGTAATACCTGCATCAGAATTTTCTACATCTTCAGCAAGCTCTGCCCAAATAGCAACATTAAATGCTGCTAAGACAACCTTGGCAAACGATACAGCTACTTTAAATACTCTTCAGCAAAACTTAACAACTGCAAATGAGAACCTAACAACTGCTAACCAAAACCTAACAACTGAGCAGGAGAATCTAGCAATTGCTAATCAAAATTTACAGGTTGCAATTCAAACAGCAGACTCTCTTGCTAATACAGCAACAACAAAAGTAAATGAAGCAGTAACTGCAATGACAAATGCTACTCGGGTTACTACAAATTATTATGCAGAACAGCAAGCATTAGCACAAGCAGCTGCACAAGCTGCAGCGCAGGCTGCAGCACAACAAGCCGCACAAGAAGCTGCAGCAGCGGAAGCAGCAGCAGCTCAAGCAGAAGCACAAGCAAAGGCAGCCGCTGAAGCAGCGGCTAAAGCAGAATCAGAAGCCAAAGCAGCTGCAGAAGCTGCAGCAAAAGCAGAAGCAGAAGCAAAGGCAGCCGCTGAAGCAGCGGCTAAAGCAGAAGCAGATAGAGTTGCTGCTGAGGAAGCAGCAGCTAAGGCAGAGGCAGATCGTGTAGCAGCAGAAGAGGCTGCAGCAAAAGCAGAGCAAGAGGCTAAAGAGCAAGCGGAAGCAGATGCAAAAGCAGAAGCAGATAGATTAGAAGCAGAAGCAGAGGCTGCAAGAGAAGCTGAAGAGCAAGCAAAGGCAGAAGCCGAAGCTAAGGCACAAGAAGAAGCAAACGCTAAAGCAGAAGCAGAAGCAAAGCAAGCAGAAGCAGATAGATTAAAGGCGGAGGCGGAAGCAAAAGAAGCAGAGAAAGAAGCCCTTGATAAAGCAATAGAAGATGCTAAAGAAGGTAAAGAATTAACTGAAGAACAAAAAGATGCAGTAGTTGAAAGTCTTATTGAAGATCTAAAGCCAGGAGAAGCAGTAAGTTCTGCAGATATTAAAGCATCTGGAATTGAATATAAAGATCTTCCACCTGCAACACCAGTAGATGTTAGAACAGATGAAAATGGAAATGCAGTTGTAATTACTGCAGAAGTTGCAGCACAGGTAGAGTTACTTCAAAATCCAGGTGCATTAGTAGAGGAATTATTTACAAATCCAGCAGCAGCATTGGCTGCATTTGGAAGCATAGGTGCAGATATGTCTGATGAAGAAAGAGAAGAGGCAACAGATATGGTTGTTGCTACAGTAGTTGCAGCAGGTGCTGCAATTAACGCAGCAGCCGTTGCCACAGGAGGAGCCACAGGAGGTGGCACAGGAGGCGGAGGAAGTTCTGGAGGAGGTGGCGCTTCAGGTGCCAATTCACCAGGTTCACGAGGAGGTAGAAAATGGTAAGAATACTAAAAAATATAATCAAGGATCTAATTGATCAAGCTTGGACCCTTCTTGGTATGTTCATTGCTTGGGTCGTTTTAGACGGCAGTGCAAAAACTATAGTAGGTTATGGAATTATAGCCACAACAGCTCTATGGGTAGTTACAAGCCCTGCTAGAAATAAAGACTCAGAATAGGGTATAATAGGGGTATGAGGAAATTAATCACTATTGCCCTATCTGGGCTATTAATGCTATCATTAACTGGATGCGATTCTTTAAACAGATACCGCTATCCTTGTCAGGACCCTGCAAATTGGGAACTTTCAGAATGTAATCCTCCAGAATGTGAAGCCTCACAGACTTGTACAAAAGATGTAATAAAAGTTACACCTACTACACCAGAACAGGAAATAACAAATGGCTAAAGAAAGATTGACGGCTGCAGACTTAGATGCTCGATTAAAGTTTATTCTAGGAATAACTCTTGGAAGCATTTTGTTCCTAACAGCACTTGGAATTATTTATGGGTTGTTGTTCGTAACACAGCCTATCGGTGCTCAGTCAGAAAATGATAAAATGTTTTTTAATGTTCTAGGTAGCATTGCAACATTTATTACAGGAACATTAGCTGGTATCCTTATTGGAAACTCAGGAGCTAAAGATATTATGGCAGCCCAACTTCAAAACAAAGAGATGGATGCAAAGAATACACAGGCGGATAAAAAGCTTGAAGCAGAGATTGATGCAACTGCTGCACGTTTGGCAGCAAAGCCAGACGGAGCAATGCCAGAAGCTCAACCAGTTGATGAAGATTGGGATAAGTAATCATGGCAGATTCAGCTAAAAGAACACTACTAAAAACAGCAAGCTGGGAAACATTTCATCTAGTTGGAGTTGCTGGAGTAATTTATTTATTTACTGGTGAATGGGAATACGCAAGTCTTGGAGCCCTACTGTATATAGGTTGGGAAGCACTAGGCTACTTTCTTCACGAAAGAGTCTGGGTAAAATTTGGGAATAAGGTGAAGTAATGGCAGATCAAGGAACAGCAGCACGTCTTATTGAAGTTGCTACAGCAGAAGTAGGAACCATTGAGGGTCCGAAAGATAACGAAACTAAATACGGTGCTTTTATGAAAGCAAACTTTCAGCCATGGTGCGGAAGTTTTGTTAACTGGTGTGCAAACGAAGCTGGAGTAAAAATTCCTAACACTGTTTATACACCAAGCGGTGCACAAGCATTTAAGAAAGCTGGTCAATGGATTGATGGAGATATTGCAGATCCAGAACCAGGAGATATTGCCTATTTTGATTTCCCATCAGATGGCGTCGATAGAATTTCTCACGTTGGAATTGTTGTAAAAGACAATGAAGACGGAACTGTATGGTGTATTGAAGGAAATACTACTTCAAAGAAAAAGGGAAGCCAGCGAAATGGCGGAGAGACCTGCAAACAACTTCGTGCTTTCAAGAAAAACAAAGCAGGCGTAATGATTTCAATCGTAGGATTTGGTCGTCCAAAGTTTAAGGCTGCGGGTGAAACACCTACAACAAAGACTAAAGCAGAAAAAACATCCACTGCAAAGTGCCCTACTTGCGGTAAGTAAATGAATACATACAGAGTCAAAATAGAGATTGATGCAGAAGTAGAGGCATTCTCTTCAGAAGACGCTGTAGATTATGCTAATGATATATTCGGCATAGACGATGAAGTTAAAAATGTTAAAGTTGTTAGTGTAAAGGAAAAATAATATGGCAAAAGAAGGCTACAGGCCAACATCTGGAATGCAATCAGCAGCACGTCGTGCCATAAAGTTAAAAGAGCAGGGAAAAGCTAAAGGCGCAGGAACTGCAGTAGGCTGGACTCGTGCAGGACAACTAGCTCGTGGCGAAACATTAAGCTTGTCTACTGTTAAAAGAATGTATTCATTCTTCTCACGCCATGAAGTAGATAAAAAAGGAAAAGATTGGGATAATGCAGAAAACCCTTCAAACGGGAAAATTATGTGGCTTGCTTGGGGTGGAGACGCAGGATTTTCCTGGTCTAGAAAAATTGTTGAAAGAGAGAAAAATATGAAAAAGTCATTAGAATTAAATGAAATTGTAGAAGAGATTAAAGATATGTTTGATGATGTGGTAAATCCCATCACAAAAGCTGTAGAAATTGAAATTGAAGAAGAAGACGAAGAAGATGACATGGAGACTACAGAGGGCTGTGATTGTGAAGGCTGCAAGGAGTGTAAGGCTAATGGTGGATGTGTTAGCAAAATGTGCAGTGGTCATAAAAAGGTAGAAAAGTCAGACACTCTTACAGATGAAGAAGTTTCTAAGTCGTATGAATCAGATAATGAAGAAGAAGATAAATGGGATAATATGGAAAAAGCCTGCTGGTCTGGATACACTCAAAGAGGTATGAAAGAAAAGGGTGGCAGAATGGTTCCAAATTGTGTGCCTGTTGAAAAGGCTTATGACGTAGAAGACAAAGAAGAGCCTAAAATTAAAAAGTCCATATTCAGTGGAACTTTTCTTAAATAAGTATTGACATAGCCGCAGATTTTACTGTATAATATATATCAGTGGGATGCTGCGGTTTATGTTTAAGGAATAATGTTAAATCTAACAGAACTAGGTGTCGAAGTCTTTATCAAGAAGGCCAAGAATATCACCCCATTTTGGGACAATTACGATCTAGTAATTTGGAAAAAAGATATTAACGGATTTACAAATGTAAAGGGCATGTTCAAAGAGAACACATGGGGGACAGCAGAAAGAATTTCTGTTGACAGTAACGGAATATGGAAGTTGCCCACAAAGCATGTCAAACATTTTAAATGATTTAGGCATAGATGAAGATGATCTAGATTGGTTCCATCTTGCAATATGCAGAGGCATGGACACAAATCTATTTTATGAAAAATACGAGTCTGATGCTAATATAGCAAGAAACATAGACGAGATGTGTTTTAGTTGTCCAGTAATGAAAATGTGTTATGAATCTGGTACAGATAATAATGAATATGGAGTATGGGGCGGAGTATATTTAAGTTCAGGTTCAATAGATAGATCCAAGAATTTACACAAAACAGCAGAAGACTGGAAGAGGTTAAAGAAGAAAAATGTTTATTAATAAAAAAGATATAAATGAGCATTTTAAATACGGAGTAAATGAATGGACTGGCGAACCAAACAAACCTGTTTTTTATACTGAAGAAATGAAGAAGGCAGTCCATCAAGTAAAGAAGCCACCGATGCTTCTTATGGACATAGTAATGTATCCACAGTTTTTAGCGTTAAGACTGTATGAAGATAATTTTTTACAATTCGAAGGAGCCAAAAAAGAAATGGTTATTGATTATGTAGGAAAGGTCAAGCGATTGCTTGAGTCATACGGAGTAAGATGCGAGCTGGAGGGCAAGCCTAGTGAAAGAATACTATGATGTGGTTCATGTTGTATACATCCATTCAGAGCAATGTCACGGTACTGTTGAAAAACTTGGTGCGTTTGCATCAACGGTTAACTACAATAAGGATGGCATGGAGTACAGCGAATTAATGGAAAATGAAGAGTTTAGCATCATTGATGAGATAATCTTTAAACATATTGAGGAATCAGAATAATGGAAAAAATATTATGCTATAGCTGTAATAAGTCTAAAAACAAGCTAGAGGTAAAGAAGTCAGTTCTTTTGCCAATTAATTTACTTATTTGTGAAACATGTTTTTCTTCTAAATTTGAGCCACGTTGGGTAATTATATTGGCTGGAAGATCTTCTGGTCCAGATCACGTAAAAGAATACATTGTAAAAAGACGTTATGTTGGTAACGAAATTACCGCTTCGGAGCTTTTAATTTAGTCAACCGTTTTAAATTATAATTTTAAGTCGAGTATAATTAGTTTATTATGAGTATTCTTGAATGGATTGTGCTTTCTGCTGCCGCCGCTTCTGGCCTAGGATACTTTGGCAATAAATTTTTTAAGCTTTTTAAGACCTGGTTTCAATTTATTCAGGACTGGAATGGCACTGAAGATCGTCCAGGAGTTGTAGAAAGATTAGAACTCGGACACCTTAGATTTGAACATTTAGACGAAGAAATAAGAATTATTAAAGCTGAACTATTTAATAATCATGGCACCTCATTGAGGGATGCAATTGATAGAATTGAAAAAAATACCTCTAAATAACCTACTTGCACATCGAATTTTAAAATAGTATACTAGGTTATATGACCTGCATAGTAGCTCTAATCCATGAAAATAAAGTCCTCTTGGGGGGCGATGCTGCTGCATCAGATGATAAGTCTGGATTAATTTTTCAGCGCACAGACCCAAAAGTTTTTAAAGTAGGTCAGTTCGGAATAGGATTTGTTGATAGTTTTAGAATGGGACAAATTTTGCAATATGACTGGACACCACCAGTTTACAAACCAACTGCTGGATTCAGAAACTTAGATAAATTTATAAGAACAAAATTTGTAGAGTCAATTAAAGATTCATTTAAAGAACACGGTTACGGAAACTTTGGATCTGGAACTGAAGACGGCGATGAAGGCGGAATATTTTTAATAGCAGTTCAAGGCGCTGGAAGAATTTTTACAATGGATTCAGACTTTCATATAGGCGAAGCAGATGTTCAATACATGGCTGAAGGTGCTGGGCAGGAACTAGCACTTGGTTCATTGTTTTCAACTGGATTAATAAAGACTCCACGCAAGCGTGTTAGAATGGCTTTAGAAGCTGCAGCAAAGTTTAATATGAGCGTAAGGCCTCCCTTTACAATTATAGAAGTCTAGAGTATAATAGATTTATGAAATGGGTTAATCGTTTAGCAGCTACCCTAATTGGATTAATTGGTATTGGGGTTGTAAGAGAGTTTTTTAACAGATACGACGTTTTGGTATTTGATAAAAATGATATAGAAGAGGCTAGGCAAGAGCAGGAAAACCCTGTCTCTAATCCAGTAGACTTGCGTGGAACTCCTACTCACGCTTGTGTTTGTGGATCAATTCATTTTTATGTAAGGGCTATCTTTGACGATTATGAGATTGCAACTTATTTTTTAGATATGCAGTGCGTTGAGTGTGGAGCTTTATTGACAGCCCCTACTCCATTAGACAGAGAGATAACAGAGTGAGAAAATCAGACAGAATTAGACTGCTTGAAATGGAAATGCTAAGAATGCAATTTCAGATAGAATATTTAAACACAGCAGTTAGACTTTTATTAGATGAAAATAAAGTCACGGGTCCAGAAATGGACGCTGGTAAGTGGTATAACGCTAAATTAAATAAAGATAAGTAGGCTATTGACAATCCTTCTTGTATTTAGTATTATATAGTCTATGAATAAAAAAATACTAGTGGGCCTAATTGCCCTTACACTATCTATACCATCAATATCGCATGCAAACGTAAAGAACAGGACCGTATCGGCTCCGACCCTTGCAATTCTTGATACTGCGTTAGACACTTCTATCCCAGCTATTAAAGAAAAACTTGTATATGAGGTTTGTATACTAGAGTGGACAACCTGTCCTAATGGAAAATCTTTTATGGAAGGTCCAGGATCAGCTTTCTTGCCTTTAGCATCTATTACAAAAAACGGATTTGATCATGGAACTCAAATGGCTTCTGCAGCAATTTCTGCAAATCCAAACATGAACATAGTTTTTGTTAGAATTATCGGGCAGAATGTTAATGGTGACAGACAAATTACAACAGAAAAAACAGTTTATTCTGCTTTAGACTGGGTGTATGCCAATAAAGATAAATTTAATATTAAGGCAGTGTCTATGTCTATGGGAGACTCTACTAGAGCATCAGGACAAAACTACTGTCCGTCTACCCCAACTACACAGCAATCAATTAAGAACCTATTGTCTGTTGATATTCCAACCTTTTTCCCTACAGGAAATGGTCGTGACTATTCAAGAATTGACTGGCCATCTTGCATACCAGAATCCTTTGCTATTGGATCTGGTTCTAGAAACGGAATTGATCTAATTAGTAACTCTGACCAATCTCTAACAGATTTCTATTCTGTCGGTAACGCAAGAGTTACAGTGCCAGGAAATATTGTTAGAAATGCTGCTGGAACCTCTGTCTCTGCTCAAATTGCAGCAGCACAATGGCTTACATTAAAGCAAACTTATCCACAGTATACGGTTAAGCAAATTTCTGACTTAATCCATAAGACTTCTGTTAAAATTAACAGGGGCAAGAAGTTCCCAAACTCGTTTGGCAACCTGTTTGACCTAAGTAAGGCAATCAATGGATAAGCAAATGACAGTGCTTGAGTCTATCGTACAAGATGTAGCAAAGGCCCTTTTTCAAAAATGGGCTAATGCTCTTCCTGAGGACCAACAATCAGAAGAAACTATCTCTAATTTAAATAAGAATGCTACAGAGTCTACATATTTTGTAGTTAAAATGTTTATGGATAAGTTTAATGAAGCAGCAGATGACCTTAAGGACAAAAATTGATAGTAACAGACCAAAGTTTTGCTCAAGTTATTGAGTCTAACAGCTTAGTCCTTATAGATTTCTGGGCTGATTGGTGTGGTCCATGTAAAAGAGTTTCTCCAATATTAGATGAAATCTCTGAAGAGACTGGCTTGCTAATTGGTAAGTTAAATATTGATGAACATCCAGAAAAAACTCAGGAATACTCTGTACACTCGATACCAACTATGGTATTATTTAAGGATGGAAACCCAGTCCACACAGTGCTTGGCGCAAAACCTAAGCACGTTCTTTTAAAGGAGCTATCGGAATGGATCTAACATTTAATGAATGGATTACATACGGCATAGAAAAAGGTTGGTGCGGACCACCTGTATGTTCTACACATGACGGACTACCAATGTCTGAACAAGAAGACAGGGATTTTGATGAAGGTCAGGATCCATGCATTCATATTGTTCGAATGTACGAAGACATTGAAATGAAAAAAAGTATCGAAGAGAGCCACTCTCCGTCACAATGGCGGAACTCGTACACAAAATAGAATTCCACGCTCATCTAGAGGTGGATAAATTAAGGAGAAAAAAATAAATGAAGTCATTTAAGAAAGTATCGCTAATCATCGCTGCAGCCCTGACTAGCACAATGCTTGTATCGCCAGCAGCTCAGGCTAATGCTGGAACTGTTACCCTAACGGTAGCGGGATCTGCAGCAACAGGTGGAACAGTAGCAACAACTCCTGTTTCATTGCCAGTCCCAGCAGATAACAGTATCGATGCAGCAGATGCATTGAAGATTGCCGTAACAGGCGTTGATACTGGAACATCAGTAACAGCAGTTGCAACTAATGCAACAATTGTTCCTGCTCTAGCAACATCAACAGCACCAGTAACTGCTTCAAATGGAACATCAACACTTTCAATTGCAACTGGAACTGGAACAGCAGCAGACTTTTTTGTATACACTAAGTCTACAGCAGTAGGAACAGTAGCAATTACTCGTGCTGGAACTACAACAGTTTACTATGTGCAGGGTTCAAACTCAGCAGCAACAGCAAACTCTATTACACTATCTGCTCCAGCATCAGGTGCAGCAGGTACATCACAGGTCCTTAAGGTATCTGCATTTGACGTATTTGGTAACCCAAAGAGCGGTGTAACAATTAATACTCTAGTATCTTCAAATGGTATTGCAACAGCAACAGCACTTGTAACAGATACAGCAACAGCAACAATTGGAACAAAGGAACAAACAATTACACTTCCTGCTTCTGGTTCAGTTACTGTTACAGCATACGCAACAGTAGCATCAGCCGTAACAGGCTTAGCAGCACCAGTAGGTTCTGTTGTTGCAACAGTTGCAGTTCGTGATCTTGCAGGAGAGCTTGCATCAGTTACATCACGACTAGCAATCGCTAACGCAGAACTTGCAGCAGAAAAGGCTGGACGTGCAGCAGACAAGCTAGCATCAGATAAAGCTATCGCAGATGCAGCAGCTAAGCTTGCAACCGATAAGGCAGCAGCAGATCTTGCTAAGGCCACCTACATTGCAGAGTATAATGCTCTAGCAAAGAAGTGGAATGCAAAGAATCCACGTGCTAAGGTCAAGCTAAAGAAGTAATTCTTTATATTGTTCGTGGGGCAGGGGAAACCTTGCCCCATTGACATATAAATGCTAGAATATACTTATGGAATACATAGAAGATGCTATAAGAGAAAAAATAGCAGACGAAATTAGGTATTTAGAATTACCATATGAATGGAAGCCTAACGAAGTTATTAGATACATCGTTAGAAAAATAGAAAGGCAGTAAATGTTTAATAAACTAAGACTATGGATCCTTGAGCAACAGGTAAAGACTATTGTTGCATCAGATTCAGCAAATGAAAAGCAAGTGTCAGCACCTAAGAAGAAGGTTGCAAAGAAGCAGGCACCTAAGAAAAAGGCTCCAGCAAAGAAGCCTGTAAAAAAGACAGTTAAAAAGACAACTAAAAAGAAGTAATGAACTTAGAAGATATATGTGAGATGGCGGGTTGCTCTAATAAGGCAACTCGTATCACAAGTACAGAAACAAAGTATGTAGTTGTTTGTGAAAAATGCTGGCACGATAGATACAGGAAATGATCAAAAAAGAAGTTAAGGAAATCTCAAAAGGTGTATATTATATAAAACAATATATATCTAAAGAAACTGCGGAAACTTTATCAAAATATTTAAGCTCTGATCCAATAAATACGTTAAATAAAACAAATGCTTTTGAGGTTTATGGTGGACTTTCTGGTTCAAAATTAAGCAACCCAGGAATTGTTTTTGGATATGGCCAGAGCGGAAACTACAACATAGCCATAGACATATCAACATTCATTCTTTTTTCAATTAATGAATTAGTTAGTGATTATTTTAAAGGCAAACATCAAGTTAAGAATTGGTTCTTCAGTTGTATGAAAACTGGTTCCTCAAATCCAACTCACACAGACAACTATATGATTAATGATAATAATGAACCCGTCATTAACCCAGAGTTTGCTTTTGATAAATCTGCAATTTTATATTTAAACGATAATTATGTTGGGGGAGAATTATTTTTTCCTAATCAAAACCTATTAGTTAAACCAGAAATAGGAGACCTAATATTTTTTGAAGGAGATTTAAATAAACCACATGAAGTAAAAAAGGTTACTGATGGAGAAAGACATGCTTTTATTACTTTTTATGAACCAGAAGGGTATTTAGCGGACAATGCAAATATTAGCAAATAAGATATTTGTTATGGAAAACTTTCTATCACCCGAAACGTGTGATTTTTTATCAGATAGTTTTTCTAAAAACCTAGTGGATAGTCCTAGCTGGGAGAATGGGTCTGGAGATTATTCTGCTGGATCCAGTAAAGATTTTTGGGGAAAGGGTATGTCTGCTGGTCCAGCATATACTTATTCTCATAGAAAAGAAGAGATATCTGCAACCAATAAGATGCTTCCATATGACGGATATAATGACCTGGCTAAAGATTTATTAACAGGGGCTGCTCTTTTACAGGAAAAAGCAGTGGCAAATATATTTAAAAAAGATATTTATCTCAAGCATATGATGTATTGCTATATGCGTTCTGGAGCTGAAAACAAGCTTCATCACGACAACTGGCTAGATGATCAAGTAAACGATCACTCTGGCCTGCTATACCTAAACGATGACTACGAGGGCGGTCTTTTACAGTTCCCAAACGAGAACATATCTTTGAAGCCAAAGAAGGGCACATTTATATGCTTTATTGGAGACGACACCTTGCCACATGAGGTTACAAAAATTACTTCTGGGCACAGGGTAAACCTCATATCCTTCTATTCTATTAGGTAGATTGTGCTTCTTCTAAGAAAAAATGCTATAATATCTTTAATAGATGGTATTCTAGACCCATCTAAATACAAACCTATAGGAGAAATAAAATGACAGACGGTATCAACTTGGATGGCTTTACAGCAAATCGCAAGCCAGCAGGAACAAATGACATCAACGCAACTGGAGATTATTCACCAGCAACTGGATCATTCCCAGCAGCTAAGGATGTTTCATCTCAGGATGGCGCAGGGCTCGGAAACAACGGTAAGTAACATGTGCGTAGAGTGCGGATGTGAATCACTCGGAAGCGAGACTGGTATTGCAAATATCCCAGGAGGCATATTAGATGTTTCTAGGGATGGAGAAGCAGGACTAACACTAAACATGACTGCAACTCCAGAACAAAGAGAAAACTTTATTAATGAGTAATAATGGCACTGGTATGGATACTCCGCCAAATAATCAACCATCTGGCGCAGTAACTTCACAAGAAGCAACAAGAAAAAATCCTTCACAGGGAAAGTTTAAATCTGGTTTTTCTGGCCCAAAGCCACCGACTAAGATTGACAGAAACAAGCACGGCATTCGCAGAGAAACCGTACTTGGTCAAAAGAAAACAAAACCAAAGAAGGTTTAATTAAATATTCCCCACTAAGCCCTACTATTAGGGCTGGTGGGGATCTTTATTGGAGAATTATGTGCAAAGAATGTGGATCATGTTCTAAAGAACATACCAACACAATAGACGATGCTATTGACAAAGTCCTGGACTCTCCTATATAATTAGGTAGTAGAGAAAGAGGCGGATATGTGGGATATTCTATTAAATTTAGGTTTCTTTTTAGTTGGTATGACTATTGGGAAATCTTCTCCAGAATCAGAAAACAAGCTTTCTGATATGTATAACAAATTAAATGAATCTCAAGATTCGGAACAGATGTTACATTCTAAATGGAGAGATGCAGAATTAAGAGCAGAAACATGGGAAAGAAGATACAAAAGTCTTCTTCCAACTACACAGACATCATTTGAGGAATAGCAATGGCATGGTCATGGATACTAGCAATAATTGGAGTAGCTGGCATATACTTTGTTGGGCGGAAAACAATATGGGGATGGTTAGTCCTTCTATTCAATGAGATCCTATGGATTACCTACGCTTTAATTACCAAACAATATGGATTTATATTCTCAGCAATAGCCTACGCTATTGTGTATATTAGATCATACATACACTGGTCTAAAGAAAAGGTAAACGAGATACCACTATGAACAAGAAAACAATTACATTAGTTGGGCTACTCATAGCCCTTGCAGCAGTTGCTTTTGCAGCATATAACAGCCTTAGTCAATTAAAAGATATAGACTATGACCTATTTGATACGGAAGAAGATGAAGATGATTAAGCCAATTGGTGGAATGCTATTAGTAACAAAAGAAACAGATAAGGAAAAGACTACTCAGTCTGGCTTAGTTATATCTGCAGTATTTAATGATGCTGGTCCCAAGATTGGAACCATTGTCGATATGGGAGCAGGAGAGGTCAACTACAGAGGCGACTTGATGCCTATCCCAGAGCTTGATATTGGGGATGTAGTGTATTTCCCAGACCATACAGGCACGGAGATTGAGGACGATCAATCTAACAAGTATCTTCTAATTAATCATAAACATATTATGGCTAAACTAGAACGCAATTAGTGAAGCGAAAAGTGCGTCGGAAGGTAGAGAGATGAATTCCACAGAATTTGACGAAGAGTATGATCTTGATAGATCATTGCGTCTAAAGCGTGTAATAGAGCAGGTATTTGAAGAGAATGCCGAACTGCTTGAAAGGTTAAAAGAAGATGATTAATAAGATTAAATGCAAAATAAAAGGACACGCTTTGGTCCAGGCAGGAACCTGCCCATTTACAGGATCGACTTATGAGTATTGTGAAAGGTGTGAAGTTATGATTCCAATTCAGGTGGCAGTATGATTGATTGGCTAATAAACAGATTGTTTTGGTGGACTCCAGTAAGAGAAGCTATCTTTGCTGAGGTTAATTTCTATAACTCAATTACTAGAACTATTAATGATCCAGAGTCTATGAAGATTGTTTCATCATTCTGGGATGAGGAAGACGGCTGGCGAGGATGGGCTATCAAAGATGACGGAACCTACTATTTTCACGATACTCCAGAAAAAACATTAGGGGAAGTAATGGATATACTTTCAGAAACGGAAGTCGGTGTATGATGGGATTCCTAGACAACCTAGAAGAGTGGCTAGACTTTGGCGAAGATGTTGATAAAGATCCAGAATTAGAGACTAAGTCAGAGGCAGGCTACAGCACAGGCAAGTGGTCGGATGATGATGACTATAAGGGTAATATAACCCCATTCTTTGGTAGAAATAGATAAGATTAATAGGACCTATATAGTGCGAAAAAGTGCGGCGAGAAGAGAAGACATTTGCGAAAATTACTAAACATATACGGAACTGAGGTAGAAGAGCTAGATGCTCCTACTGATCTCATAGTCCATACTAAGGCTCCAGGTAAATGGAAGCTGATCGATATGGAGACGGGGCAGGAATATGTAGGCTCCCCAACTCCTACTAAATACGGGCATTGGATAAGAACTAAAGACTCTTCTTCATAAAAGATATGCTAGAATTGGTATATAAGAGAAAGAGTAGATTTATAAATGTCTAACGAAAATACCGAAAAAGAGATTTGCCATTACTGTGCAAATAAGGCTAAATATACAGATGTAGCAGAGATTGAGAAACAACGCTATGCTGTAATTGGTGTTTGCCAATGTCATTTTGTTAATGAGACTCCTTGACAGATTACCTATATAGCTTCTACTGTAAATGTGGTTCAGTCCTTGATCTTGATTTATCTCATGAGATATCATATGAGCCCAAATGTTTGAAATGTAATTCTAGTCGACTACAATTAAGATATAGCATTATACAGGGGGAACTCTGGATGAATGACGAGATACTTAGAAATTAGGTAGGTATATGAGATGTAAATGCGATGGGTCAAGTCTATTCCCAAGATGTGATCGAAATGGTCAAGGTAAATGTTCAATAGAACTAGTAGACATATGTGATCACGAATTTCTACCAATATTGTATGGATGTCCACCAGAGATATATGCTCCAGAGGTAAAGGCTGGAAGAGCTTTTGCGGGAGGAAATAGGATGCCTAATGCTCCTGATTATAGATGCAAGAAATGTGGGGCGGGGAAGCAAAATGACCTGTAACGTATGTAATCTCAATAAGGACCTATATCTATATACTAAGAACAATCTGATATATTCACTCTGTAACTCTTGCCTATATACCCAGAATCAGATAGATATATTCTACGCATGGGGTAGAGAGCAGCTACGTATAGCCAAAGAGTCTGGAGAAACTCCATTCTAATGGCTAAAATCTGCTCCATATCCTAGGTTCCCCCCGCCATATAACATGTCTCTAATAGCCTCCTAGAGCCTTATTTGACCTATTTTAGAGATCATCTACCATAAAATATACTACTAATTCTTGAGTAAATACTACTGATATATATGTAGTTAGATATACATGTAATGGGACTCTCCCTTTTACTCCACCGTAATCCATTTTGCTCCACATACAGCCATATCCATGGCATATTTGAGGGATTTTGTCAATACCCTCGTAAATAGCATATATGGCCCACATTGTCAAGGCTTCTGGGGCATAAAAATCTCTCCCGTAAACGGGAAAATTTGCCCCCAATTCTGACAGATTTAGATCACATTCTGTTATATTTTATATATGTTTAATAAGATTAATATACATTTATATCTCATTATCTGAGATTTTCAGGGATTTTTTATATGTGGTCGTAAACGGACAAATTGGCCCACATTTTTTCCACAAAAAATCCACAGGCTGTGGATAACCTGTGGATAATTTGGGCTAGATATATTTAATTAGTTTTACATGAATGGATGATCTATAGTTACTCTATTAGTGTTATTTGTTTCATGGAGCCAAGAGTATTTATAGTCCCCCGTTTTTTCTTTTGGTAGACGGTCTATAATTGCTTTCCGCTCCTGGTTAGTTATAGGTAGTTTAACATTGTTAAATGTATTCTTATCTTTAATCTTATCTATAACTTGGTCTAACTTATATGCTATGGCAAGACCTTCTGATACCATACCGCCGTTTTCGATTTCTCGTTCATAGCGCCTTGCTTGCTTCTCTATCACCCACGCTACAACCTCCATAATACGGTCTAGAGTATAGGTAGGCTGGTCGGCTAGGAAGCCTCCCAGAGAAGCAGGATTGAAGAAATGGTCTTCTGAATAGTTACACAGAAGTTCTGCTATTTGTTGTTCCTTGGTTTTCATACTCCGCCTTTCGTCTTAAGATTATATCACGAGGGGCTGACACTTGGCCAGCCCCCCGATTGTCCACCTACTGGACAGCTTACTTCTTTGCCTGTGGCTTTTCTGCTTCGAATGTCATCCCACTTGTCTGAGCATCCGCAATTGCCTTTACAGCGGCAGCTGAGAAGCGGCCACGCTTACCCACAGTAATTCCTTGTGACTTTAGATATTCACGCTTTGTTGCCATTTGTTTATCCCCTTTCAAGAGATGTTTTATTTATTATATCGGATATCGACGAATTTGTAAATACCCCCGTAAGAGCTTTGATCAGCCCCTACGTCCCGCCTTATATATTAAGTTGTAGATCTAATGATGTATCTTCGTTTAGATACACATCTGTAGCTTCGATCACATCATCTGTTGGAATGGAATCCCATTCTGTCTCAGGTAATGCATTGGCTAAATCAACTGCCTCAAATTGATCGGCAGCCTCAATGATTGTATAATAGTTCTGATACTTATTTCCAAATACTCTATAAGCTGGCAAGCTCTCTACTCTCCCATTCCGCTAATGTTCTAACAGTAAAGTCCTTACCTAGATTATAACAATATTTCACCGCTTTTGTCAATGACTCTGTCTCATATATTGGGACATCTAAAGGTATATCAGATTTATCATACACCTCAAACATATCGACTCCTCCAGGAGAGCAACCGTAATTAACTTCCAGGATTTCTAAGCTTGGCTCATAACCGTTCATTTTGTCCCTTTCTCTTTGGCCAACTTTTGCTGTTCCTTCCAGCGCTGCCAATGATTAACTTGTGTAATCTCAACATCAACTTCTGGAGGGCATTCAAGGATATATGGGACTCCTCCCACTATCTCTATCTTAACTTTGTATTTACTCATCGTTGCCTAGTCTATCTTTAATTAGTTTAGCAATGAGATTATGTGCTTCAATGTTTTCTGTTTCGGACCCGCCCCATAGTAAGCGCTGCGCTTCCGCTAGCACGGTATCCACATATTTGTCAGTTGTCTTCATCTTCATCCTCTTCTTCTTCCCACATTGTATCCACAATGTAGTCACGATTAGTCATCCATTCAAGGACGTCGTCTTGGTGCTGTTCTGCCCCGTATTCTAAAGAGAACCCGTGGCCAGCCGATACAGCCTCACAGAGGTTGTCCCACATTTGATCTTGGGTAACCTTTGCCTTATAGGTTTCATCATCTAAGATGTTGTTGATTGTGGACCACGTCCATAGCCAAACCATTGATAGGCCTAGGTCCGTTGTGTCTAGAATCTCTAAACATTTGTTTAGTTTATCTTTGTCTTCAGGCTTCATCCCGTGCTCCAATCACAAAAGATAAATCATAAGTTAGTTTATATAGTTCTGTATATGTATCGAGGACACCCTCCCAATACTTTCGCTCCATAGAATCCATTGCCTCTTCTGATTCTTCTTCAATCTGTTGGGCATTAGTTAGTTCTTGTTCAGCGATTAGCATTAGGTTTTTAAGTTCCCCGTGCATTATATCTAATCCAGTAACACCTGCATTGACCATTCGTTGCAGGTGGGGCGGAAGCCCAACAACTTCAATATTCATTTACTATTAACTCCTGCCTCATATGCAACCTTATATATTTCAACAAGACGCTGATATACCGCTTTGCTTGCTTTATTTTCGCTAGACATAGCAGATTCAAAATAGATAATTTGGTCGGCTTGGTCTTGAAGGTCTTCCTTTACATCTGATGATAGTTTCATCCATATACCCTTTCGTTAGAAGAGTTCATTATATCAGTAGCCACTGACAATAAATGCTCGGTTGCCATAATTTGTCCCTGGATGTTTATCTTAGATTCAACATTCAAGTCTTTCTCCATATCCTGGTTAAGACTAATTAAATGAAGTTTCATATACTCTAAGAACTTACTAGTCTTGGTAACCATCAAAATACCCCTCTGCCCATAGACCCTGTAAAAAGCTGACAGCGTCTTCTAAGTCTTTTACCAGTGGGTCCTTGTTCATTAAATCGGACGGGGATCGAAGATAAAATAACTTAACATCGTGTATAGCATTAATCATTCTATCGATATCTGCCATTTCATAACCTAGCATAGTTCATACTCCATATCCCAAGATACGTCAGGCCAATTTAAATCATATCTTTCGCTATCAACATCACCTAAATCGTTTAGGTGTAGATTAATTTTCTCGTGTGCTTCCTTTTCATTATTGGCCATTACAGCACCTTCTAATCTAATTACAAATGGATACTTATTCAAAGTAATCCTCATCTCCCTCTTTAAGTTCATAGAACTTATTGAATTCTTGTTGGACAAACTTATCCCCTGACATTTCAGCAAATTGTTTATCTGCATAATATTGACCTTCGTCAAGATTACTGTTAATCCAATCTTCTAGTAATTGTTCTGCTATATCTTGATAGCAAGCGTCAATTACCATTTGGTTTACATCTTCTAAGAAACTAGCCATTTAGTGCCTCCTCTTGTGTGTAGGTTTTCAAAGGTAATAATACACTATGGGTCTGACATTCTGCCATAGCCTTTTCATCCTGCCAAGAGCCCTCATTACATTCAGAGCAGAATTCACCACAGTCATCTTCACAATACTCAACACAATCAAAAGACTGGCAAGCATAGCAACGGTTCTCATATGAAAGAATCTCTTTAACCTCACCACGAACAATCTCATACTCTCCACCCCAACCTGTTTCTTCCTCATACTCTAATGTGAGCAGGCAGTTAGGAACAAGATTACTTAGTTTAGTTAAGATAGTTACAGCAGGTGACCAAGCAGTCTCATATTTATATACAACCCAGTTGTCATCACCTTCTGACTTGTATTCAAGTAACTCTGTATTTGAGTATTCTTCTTCATCACGAACTGCAACATCCCATTTAGTTCCCCAGTTAGAGTTATTCCACGAATACCAATCCTTCTGAGTTTTAGCAAACTCAACAGACTTGCGGAACCAATCAGGGTCATTTTGGATATCTATGTCTCCACGAGAAGGCTGGCAGGCATATTCCTCATCAGTAATACCTTCATCCTTATATGAATGGATATTGAAGAATGCAAAGACAGGATTACTATAAGTAACCTGTTTAATTTTGGTGGGGAAACCTGAAGAACTAATATCACCCATACCATATGTCTCTTGTGCTAATGTAAATGGCTTATTCAGTCTATCCTTGATATAATCAACTTCTGACTTTGGTCCTTGAATAGTTAACGTGTTATAACACCAATTTGGCATTTTATTTCCTTTCGCTAATAACCCAATTATATATTAGACCACTGACATTTGTCTATGCAATATGGGTGTGTTTTACACCACATTGATCTCAAATACTGAAATTTCCAGGGATTTATATTGACATCCGTAAATAGCATATGATACCCTCACGCTTTTGGGGGCCAAACAAAAAATCCCCCAGCTAAGCTGAAGGATCTTAAGATAAGTAAGGCTGCTAGCAGGAACGAAAGGAATTTAGTAAACGCTGCTTTATTTAACGACTTGGGGGAACCCCTGGTAGCCGCACCATACTTCAATGAAAAGGTCCGCTAGGACCTATCCATATTATATCATATCTTAGTTAACTAAACTGAGATGACAACGTCCGCATACTTCTCGACAAAGTTACTCAGGTCCATTGTAAAGATTGCTTGATTTTTCATCCCATTGACCTTGTTGTCTTTGTCATTGCGAGGAGCCTCTTCGTGAAGACTAAATGTTTGCTGCTCGAAATCTACAATAGCAACCTTGTGCTCATTGTCTCCAATTTCGTTTACGTGCAGGCCCCATCCAGTTTCTGAATTCCAGTCATTGTTAATCATCTGACTGATTGTAATGCGTGTTGCATATGCTGGGTCGGACCAGCGAGGACGTGCTTTAAATACTGCCTCTGCCAATTGTGCTAGCATATTATGTCCAGCCCAGTGCCCGTATAGGACGATTGTATTTCCGTTAGGTTGGACGAATCCAAAGTTTGCTCTGTCTCCCATTTTATTCCGCCATTTCTGTTAGTTGTGGTGCTTCTTCTTTTTTGTTTAATTCTATCATCTCGAATGAGACCTTGTCAAGGGCATCCTTGTTTTTATTGTAGTGGTGGCCACAAAAGAATAGTTCACCATCTACTAGTTTAATTAGATACATAGCCTGAGCTGTGCCACATTGATCACAGCCAATCCAGCGAGTTAGATCCTCAGAGGTCATAGTCAACGGTTCCAAATTCTAGGCGGTCAGCGATATCATCATATGCTGCGCCGTCCTCAGATGTTTCTGCCCACAGTCGGATATTAGTTACAATAACCTCTCGTGCAAATTTGACTCCGTCTTCAAAACCATCTTGGTAATCCATTTTATCTCCCTGTATATCCTGTCGGTTCGTAGTCTGATGTATAACTCTCTATTAGATTATACTTATCTCGAATGCGACTTACTTTCTCAATGCTACCAGTTCCAATGTTGAATGTCAACGGTGCTAATGCTTGTGGGTCAAGACCCATCATCTGAGCATCCCAATAGGCCATCTCCATCGATAGCCTATCAGGAGCAGTCAACTCAAAATACATTATGCTTCCCTCACATTACAAACTTCTTGGTCAAGGATTTCAATATTGCCATTGTGTGAGTCGGCATAGATAGCATCTGTAATCTCTGATTCAAGTTCGTAATCAGTATCATAATCAGAAAGCAAATCAATTTCAATTGTTCCGCTAACCTCGATAGATGCAGTCCACTCGACTGTTCTAGTCAACTCAATACCAAGGGCTTCTGCGATTGCACGAAGTGTATCTTGGTCTTGTGAGTCAGCATATGCCTCGCCGATAATATCTTTGACAGTGTTTATCTTGTCTTCAAATACTCCGACACGCTTCTGTGCTTGACGTGCATTGTGTAGGTCCCACTCAATTGATGTAACCTTATCAGTTGCATATTCTGCATCCGAATATCCCTTGATTACTTTGTAGGTAACCAATAGATTTGGGTTATATGTATCAGGAACCGTTGTTATTGTTGTCTCTGCAGTTTCCATTTCATTCCCTTTCGTTTCTGTTATAGGTGTATCTGTATACGGTATTGTAGCATCTTCCACTGACAATAATGTGCAATTGGAATTGCATCGGCATGTGAGGTCCATCACACCCGCTGGCCATCCATATCCATCTTTAATTGTATATTCAATTAAAGCGTCACAGTCTCCCGTGCACACCCATGTATATTTCTGATACTTTGTCATGCGAGTATTGTACACCTGGCCACTGACATTTACAATAGAATTCAGGGCTTTTTTTATGTGATCCGTAACACAAAAATTTGGCCTCTACCCCTGGGGGCGTCTCATTATGTGAAATTCAAATCTCATTCTTAGCGATCCATATCGGACTTGAACCGACGGCCTCTACCGTGACAGGGTAGCGCTCTAACCAACTGAGCTAATGGACCAAGTGGTGAGCAGTTTTAAATCTTGCTCAGGATTTTTTTATTTAGAAAGTTGCAACCATTCGATACAACTTATTTTTTTCTGCGGTTAGAACTGGGTCAAAACCAGATGCACCCGCCATAAGTGTTTCACCATTGCCACGACCTGAACGATAATAATCAAGACGCTCAGTTAGTGCATTGAACGCACCCCACTTTGTTCCCTTGATTGTAGCGTTAGTTGGTGAATTGTGATACAAATCGTCAATGAGAACAACTTTGTTTTCCCACTTCTTCAATGCACCCTTAGTATCCTTATCGGGCTTAGGATAAATTGTCTGAATCAACTTAGAGAATTCAGCATCAGTAATTGCTTGAGAGTATAGCGCCTTTGCTTGAACTTCGAATTCATCGAAATATCCAAGAGCAAGCCCAAGAGTTTCACGAGCAACTTGAATGCGACCTTCAACAGATTGCGTGTGGCGAATCTTGAAAGATTGCTTTGCATTCTTCATTGCAAGATTCAAAGTGTTTTGGCATACAACACGAACAGGTGTAACCGCTGCTTGAACAGCAACAGAACCATCGTGTGATGTCCATACGATTAGATATAACTTTGTTTGGTCATTGGCGCCTTGTGGGTCAAGAACCATTGTGCGAGGAATATCTACAGTTCCAAATACAACTTTGCCCTTCTTTAGAGAACCAGCAGATTCCCAACGGCAATCAGCATTGGCATCGTGAATTGCATCAGCGAACTGAAATAATTCTTCATTCTGCACTGGCTTATAACGCTTACCAACAGTAGCAAGAACATCAGTTCCGCCATTGAATGGGTTATCACGAATAACCAATGAGGCTTCAGACACATCATTCCAAGATTCTGAAATGTGGTCAGTTAGTGGAGATAAACGAACATTCCAATTCGCTAACTTTGCTTCTTCAAGCATTGTTGCGGTTGTAACTTCTTCATCTTGTGTAAAGATGCGATTTGCAAGGTTGTGCCAAGCAGGTGCACCACGGAGAGCGAAAGCAACTTCGCCATTTTCGACTTCGAGATTGTGAGCCATTTTTTACCTTTCGTTAGATTAGTTGCAATTATAACAGGTGGCACTGACATTGTCTAGATTAGTTAGTCATTTGTCCGAATTGATCCGTGTGAGTAATCTCACAAATTTTTGGGCGTTTTCCACAGGCAGCCGTAAGGCTGTGGATAACCCCGCAGCTCTGCGGGCCAGCTTGGGAAATGGGGCGGGCATCTAGATTAGTGTGCAACCCGCCCCAAGATCATTATCCAAGCAAGTTAGTTAGTTCAGATTTTGGTGGAAGAGATTCACGATTTATAATTAGAGCAGTTGTCTTTTTCTTTTTTAGATTATCATAAACATATGCTCTGATGTTTCCGTCAAACTTACGCATATTAGAAAATACTAATTCAGTTAGATATTCTTTATCCACACCTTGCTCTGAATAGATTGTCAAGTCATTTGCTTTGTTCTCGTCATAGATTTCTACACGATAACGGTTTTTCATTTTGTTCCTTTGTTAGTAGGGATAATAATTATAACATTGGGGGCTAGATTTTGTCTAGCCCCCATTTGTATTACTTGCCGATTTTTACCATAGCATAACGCATACCTGCGCCTGTATCTAATCTTAGTTTAGTTAGATTAGGGCGGATAGCAATAATCTCTGAGATAGTTCCAGTAATACCTGACTTACCAGTTGTAAAGACATCGCCCTTACGATAGAAGCGACCCTTAGCGGTATCTAGAATTGGAGACATTTTATTCCTTTCGTTAGTAGGTGGGTTGAGCAGTTTTTAGACTTGCTCAGGTCGTTGCTTGTTATTTATAGATAACGAGCAATAGCGTTGTATGTGGAAGTATTTACAACTTCCTCATCTGTCATTTTGAGGATACGAATTGCGTTCGTGATTTCCTCTTTCATTTCATTGTATTGGTGAGTATGAACAACCTCAAAATCCTTTTCAGGTTCTTTAGGAAAAGTTCCCTCTTTAGTGATGATGTCAAAATCAACATTGAGAGTGTTGTTCCAAGAGCGATAGTTTGTGCGAAGGTTCTCAGCCTTTGAGAAGTTAGCAATAGCCCACTTGCCTACTTCCTTTTTCCACGCTTCGTGCGCCTTAGTGTGCTTTGCTTCGTTTTCGCCTTGTGCCTTATAGTTCTTTTCTAACTCAGCAAGGCGTGTTTCTAGTGCCTTGATTACTTTAGGTGTAGCGATTTTCACGCTAATAGATTTTCCTCTACTCATTTATTTCCCTTTCGTTCGGTTGGTTGGTTGATTAGTATAACATAGGGGTCTGACATTTACCCCTAAGGGTGAGAGTTCTTACTTACGACATTGGGCGAGAACACTCTCTAAACTGCCCCTGTTTCGTTCAGTTTGTTAGACTTCTACTGAAGTCCAACGCTCTGAGCCATTTACATCAAGTAGCACTCTTGCCACTCCGCTAGGGTGGTTATCTACTGCCTTGATTACTCCGACTACGCCTGACTTAGCAGTTGTAATCGTGCTTCCGATTTCTAGTGTTGTCATTTTGTTTCCTTTCGTTAGGTGGTTTATTATACAGGGTGGGTCTGACATTTTCCACCCTAATCTCATTATTTGAGAAGGTTATAGTGTGATACTAATCACACTCAGGAAGCCACGCATCTAAGTGGTGAGCCTCGATGATAGCCGATGCAGGTGCAGTATTTTGATCCCGCCAAGTAATCGGTGCAGGTAGGTCAATAAGACGCTGATAGTCCTCCTCATAGTATGCGTCAATAGCATCTATGCAAGGTTGCACCATTGAGCGGGGAACGGGTGGATAGTGATTACTTGATAAGTGAATACCAATTTGTGTTTCTAAGTCTAAGCCTAATAAGTCGTTATCGGCTAGTTCAGTTGCGAAAGTGCTTCCCATTTATTCGTTCTCCTCTAAGATAGTTTCTGATAGGTCGTCCATTTCATCTATTGTAGCAACAAGGTCTGACATTTCTTGCTCGGTCAATAGGATTTTAGTTATGCTATCGGCAACCTTAGCAGATAGAGCCGATGAATACATAAATAAATACTTAGCATAGATTTCATCTGATAGTTCATTTCTGCGTGTGTGCAGTTCACCCGCTAATCCCATTATGTCCTCGTCAAAGATACTTGATTTGGTTGCGTCTAAGATTTCAATAGCAGTTGATAGCATTAGATATTTCCCTTTACTGTCAATTCTGCCCAAGTGTTATTTTCATTTGCTACTTCAAGAGTATTAGACATACCAAGAGCGTGAATGGTTGCACCCTTGCACATCTTTTCAATTTCAGATTGTGGTAGGTTGATTAGTGCAGGCAATAGATTTGCAGGGATTTTATCCAAGTCAATAATTGCCTCAAAAACTACTGTGTGTGGAACCTTCATTAGATTAGACATTTGTTACCTTTCGTTGTTGGAATAATGGTATTTTACACTAGGCCACCGACATTTGCTAACACATCCTCGGCGTGTCGCAGCTTTTGTGAGTTTTCTCACAAAATTCAGGGTTATCCACAACTAAGCCGTAAGCCTGTGGAAAACCCCGCAGTGTTGCGGGCCCTTCAGTCTAGAGAATCTCCCCAGACTTCAGGATCCACCTCCGCTAAATATTCTTTAGCGGTTTTTCTTTCTTCATCATTACCAACCACGGAATTTATTAATGCATTAAAGTACTTTAGTTCGGCCATTTTATTTTCTCATTTCTTAGTTGCGCTAAATCTAATATCCGCTTTACCGTAGACACATAGGCCACATGAAACACATGCGGACCCTGCATTGCTAATAAGTGGAATGCTCTTCATATTCTCAGGACACTTAGCACCAGGCTTACCAGTTAATTCTTTCATTGTGTTTTCAGTAAGCGCAAAAGTTTTGCCAAGGTAAGCAAGTCGTATACCGTCATTAAGTTTTAAATCGTGTGCAATCTCTTTATTCTCATCATCCGTTGAATAATAAAGTGAAAGATTAGATACATTCTTAAGAATAAGCGCTGCAGACTTAACACGAGTATAAACCCAGAATTGAATATCTGGGTGGTTCATGATAATAGTCTTCCACGCATATGCGTAGGTATCGTTAAAGAAATCGCCGTCCCAGTGGATACGGAATAACTTAGGTGCCTCTTTCTTTTCACAATCATTGACAAAGTCAACAATCATCTCATCAAGCAATAGCAACATGGCGTCCATGTCTGCATTACGTAGGAGCTCCCAGTTATGAAGAAGATTAGTTTTTACTCCTGGGAATAGCTTTTCAAGCTTGCCTGCATAGCAAACAGTCTCGCAGATAGACGTAGCACCAGGACATGAAAAATCTTTTCCTGCGGGTAGGCCAAACGTGTTGGCAATTGCTGCTTGCTTTCCATTTTTTGTGACAAGGTTAGCCACCTTTCGATCATTTGAACGTTTTAATTTCATAGGGGTAATTATAGCGGTTAGATCTGACATATTAGTAATCCTCATCCATTCCGTGTCCTGCAGACGCAAGGGCGTCGGAATCGGACCAGCCAGTTAGTTCATAGAATTCCATTTCTTCGGAATCATAACATTCGGCACACATATAGTCATCGCCAAAGACTTCATAATCAGACTCATTATCAAAAGTCATAGTTGAGCCACAGATTTCAGAGTTTAAGCAAGCAACGGTAATTTGTTCCATTAGTTGGACCTTTCGTTCGATTTAAGAGAATAATACCATAGGGCACTGACATTTTTTGAAACACGCCCCAGAATCTAGGGTGTTTTATATCACACCCGTAACGACACGCCCGACTCCGCAGCTCTGCGGGCATTTGTCGACAATTAAGAATTTAATTTATTTTTATGTTTGATCTTGCGTGTGTATTTTTTTTTATTGCGAACAGGTTGCGCCGCATTACTGCGACGCAATTCCTGAATGCGTTTTACTTTATCTTGAACTGAAGTTAGGAACATTATACCCACTCGCTTCGTGAAATCTTTTTACATCAAATCGCTCATTATCTTTCGCAAACATTTCCGCAAAATCATTTACGATTTTAGAAAATAAAGCGGGGTGAGTTTTATTGCTCGCATACTTTAGAATTTCTGCGGTTGCGATGTAATCTTTTCTAGTCATCATTTTACTACGACCTCTCCTGAACGATAAAATAATTTAGTGTAGCATTTGCCAGTTGGTGTAAATAAATTTACAGTTGAGTATTCATTAGCAGAACCCCAATCGGTAAAGCGGAAAAAGTTTTCCCACGCACCAAATTCGTTTTCGTATTCGGCAGACCAGTGGGGAGCGTTGCTATCATAAGCGCAAGTTAGTTTATACATTAGTTATTTACCCAATCTAGTGTTAGTTCATCAGAGATTTCATCTACGCAAGAGCAAGGCTCTACATCATAGTTATTTTCATTTCCCCAAAATAAGAAACCAGCACCACCGCACTCATCGCAATTCGCTGCGATTATTTCTATGTATTCTTTTACTTTAGCCATTTAGGTTTTCCCTTTCGTTTGTTTTGGTAATTGTAGCAGATAGGACTGACAAGGCTTCCGCCTTGCTTGCTTCACGTTGTGCGATAACGTGCTTTTTGAATTCGTCTAGGTTCATTCGAACGCTCCTTCGTTTAGTAATCCGATTTCGATTTGAAATAACTCATCTGGAGTGGCTTCGGATAAATCTACCCAGCCAGCACCATTTTCATTTATGCGAAAAATTTCGATGTGTCCCATTATTATTCACCAACCTTTACTGCGATTGTTGCGAATTTATTTCGCAGACCGCCCGTGCGAATTTCGATTAGATACGCTTCGGTTTTTTCGCCGTAGTAAATTTCAGGGCGAGGTTCAGCAGAAACGATTTCGCCTGAAAAGTGGCGAGAGTTTGAGCGATAGTTTTTTCCTACAAGTAGGCTTTCGATTGTGTATAGTTTGGTAGCCATTGGCAGACCTTCTTTCGTTTGTTGTTATGTATGGAATTATACACGAACGGACTGACATTTTCCAATTTGGCAAGGGTTTGTCTCACTATTTGGAGCGTGGGCTTTGTGATAAGCATCACACAAGTTATGTGATAAGCATCACACAAAATGTCCGATTTGTCTGTCAAATCGACACGCCGCAGAATTCAGGGTTTTTTATAACAAATCCGTAACGACACGCCCGACCCCGTGCCTTTGCGGGCCAGCTTGATTTTGTCAAGCCGACACGCCGTTATTTAGCGAAAATCTTTTATGACTTCCCTCACATCTTCTTTTAGGTCTGCCCACATTAGGCGAGCCATATATAGGGCGGGGATCCCAATACCTAATTGCACTAGCGTAGTTAGTATGCGGTTAGTAGTCATTACTTATTCTTCTTTCTCTTATAAATCTTATAGCCGATTACTAGGGCGGTGATAATAGCAATAGTGTGCCAAGGTAAATAGATAGCGCCTAGAAAACTATCTAACTCTAATCCGTAGTCGCTTGTTATGTATAACTCTAATCCGTTAGGTATCATTATTTTACCTCTACTCCTCTTACATTGTAGGTAAATCCTTTACCTAGTTTATTTAGTTCGGTCATTACATTTAGCAATTCATCTGCGCTATTAGCCTTGTTATCTACGCTTAGTAGTTGCGAGCCTTGCCATAGTGAGTAAGTGATAGTCATTTATTTTATTCCTAACATAGTAGCGACATTATCTAATTCTTCATCTGTAAGATGGTCTAACTCAATAGCCTTAGAAAATCCGAAAAAATCTTCTTCATCTTCATTATTTAGCGCATTGTTATACGCTTCTTCTTCATCAAGATAAACATAAGCATCGCTTACATCTGCTTGGATAGTATCCCATTTAGTCATCATTATCTGTTCTTCTTTCGTTAGTAGGTTATGTGTGAAATTGTAGCGTATCGGTCTGACATTATCAAGCGACACGCCGTTAGTGTGTATGTGAGTTAGCCCACATTTACTAGGGCGTGTGTAGCGTAGTTACCGCCACACATTACGCATAGAGTCCAAGCGGTTACTCTACCGCAACCGCTAGAGCAAGCGACATAGTCGCTATTAGTCTGATAGTCGTTACGACTTTCCCAAATTCTATTAGTCATTATTTAGACTCCTTATCTATACAGTTGATACAGTAGCAAGCCTTGCTACTTAGTAAATCACGCAATAGAGCCTTGCGTGTGTAGGCATTTAGTCCATATGAGGACTTTACTCCACCATTGTGGAAATCGTGCACGATTGTGCTATACAGAGTTTCTGTTAGTTGAGTCATTATCTGACTCCTTTCTTTAGTAAGACTTTCTTACTTTCTTTATACTATAAGCCTAACACGGGGCACTGACATTTAGGGGGGTTACTGGCAAGTATTCTCAAACTATTTTTGTGATTAGCATCACATTCACGCTCAGAGTTAATAATCTATGGGCGCACTATATAGACAAATCGGACATTCTAAAACCCTGGATCATACAAATAAAATCTATATTAACATTTTCATAAATCTGAAATACTAGTTGACTAGAATATTATCTGTATGATATAATTTATTTAACAGCAAATCGACGGACGAGCTGGAGTATGGCAGAAATTCTCCTTGTCAACAAGGCGGAATTGCATAAGAGGCCTTAACAGGTAGGATTAGTGATCTAAACTCTTAGTAGAACTAAAGCGGATCTAATTGAGCTGTTGACTTGTTCTTAGTGGTAAAAGGCAATCCACTTACTCACTAAAAAATCTCAAGGAGAAATCTTTGGGATTTTTTGCTTTAACTCTTGACCTAGCAATTTTCATCATGTTATACTTAAGGCTGGTTTGTGGGGGCTTACACTGAAACTCATAATGACGGAAATGTGTAGCTTCTCTATCCTACAAAATTGATTTTAAATTTTGGGGGGTAGGGGGGCTTTCCTAAAATCTAAAAATCTGGAAATGTAATTAAAAGATTATATATATTATATATATCTTAGTTGACTAGAATATAGAGAATATGACAGTAAATAAAGTAAAGCGATATGTTAATTACTTTGCTTGGATTTGTATGATCTCATGGATAGTATACCTTGGCATCCAATAGAATTGTTAAATGTGATAGTTGTGGGCGGGAAATCGAAGTAAGATCTGGATTTGCCCATATGACACTGAATAACCACTATAGGGCATGTAAAGACGGTGAATCAAAATAGAGAACATAGCTTTAATCGGAGACTCTCACGCTAATGGCATAGCTAAAGCATTTGAAGTATTTTATAGCAATAATCAAAAGATAGTTCATATTAAAGATCTATATGCATTTCCTGGAAAGCACTGCTATAACGTAGATTATTCAAATGTCGACATACCTATAGGTAGTAAAATACTACTACACTTTGGCGAAATTGATATTCGCAAGAGTTTACCTAAATACAAGAATACTGAAGATACTGTTAAGAGATACATTGATAAATCAGTCGACTACTTTAAAGACTATGATCTATTCTTCATAAAGCCTATACCACAAGCTGAAGATGACCTCACTTGGGAGTTTAAGCCTGGAGCTACTTTAGGGGAAAATAGAAGAGCATACTATTTGGAGGAAAGGCTAGAGGAGCAAAATATTTTTTATTCGACACTAGACAAATATGCTCCTAATGTTATAGATACTCCATCTGCAATTAATACGAATATATTGAAATCAGAGAATACAGATGATGGATGTCACTTAAATCTAGCAAACTCTTTGAAGCTTATAGAATATATAGATATTGCAATCAATTCAGGGGTATAGTATAATATAGATATGGATGACCTTGTAAAAGAATTTAAAGACGCTATTGAAGATCCTAACGTAAATCACAAGATATTTAAGAAAGCTTTTGTGGTAACTCCTACGTGGGATGATATGCAAGGTTATATCGAATTTTCAAGAACTGCAGGAAACTATAGATCAGATTATGAAGGATTCTATATTCTTCACTGCAAGGAACACCATGACATATCCCATATGAAGGGGACTAAAGAGTTTTTAGAGTTCATGGGTAAGGTGTATGATAAAGTCCCAGCATCTCAGGATTCATTTACATTTGTTATATCTGAGAACTATAGAGCAGTTACAGATTTAAGTGGAATTAAAAGACATACAGATACAACAGATACAATTCACTGGACTACAGTTGGTGCAACCATATGGACACTATATCAGGATGGTCAAGCTCACGAATATTTAGTTGAACCAGGAGATATTGTATTTATTAAATATGGCACAGAGCATGGAGTAGAATCTTTAACTCCTAGAGCAGGTATTGTTTATTCTGGTGGAGAATATCATCCTAATAAAGACTAATATAATTATAGTCGACTAATATATATTGTAAATTTAAAAAGCGGGAACGCTAAGAAATTTTCTTTGCTACAATTAAGCCATATGAGACACTCTTGTAGGTATTACCTAGGATGAAGTCCGAAAAGCTCTCTATAGCCAAGCAGAAGGCTTATCTGGCTACATATATCAGAGACCTTAAAGAAAAATCTCCTTGTAGAGACTGTGGGAAATTTTATCCATACTATGTCATGGATTTTGACCACGTCCGTGGCAAGAAACATGCAAATGTAATGGAACTTATTCCCACGTTGTCTAAAAAGAAGATAGATGAAGAAATTGCTAAATGTGAGATCGTATGTAGTAATTGTCATCGTATTAGGACACATATAAGACGTATAGCTAAAAAAGATAAATAATCTCTTCTATCGCCGCCGTCGCACTTTTTCGGACTCACTTTTCAATTCGCACTTTATTTAGTATACTTATAACATAATGGACCATAGCTCAGCTGGCAGAGCGTAGAGCTGTTAACTCTAATGTCCCAGGTTCGAGCCCTGGTGGTCCAGCTTAGCACCAGTAGCCAAGTTGGTTAAGGCCCCGAACTCATAATTCGGCTATCGTAGGTTCAAGTCCTGCCTGGTGTACTAAATCTCTATAGCTCAGCGGAAGAGCAACAGGTTTCTACCCTGTGTGTCGGGAGTTCGAATCTCTCTAGGGATACTTAATTATCTTTCGATTATCATTACAGCACATGTAACTGTGCCATCTTCGCCAAGCGCATACAGTCTATCGTCTTTATATAAGTCGATAGTGACGGGCGGTGCATCATGTTCAATTCTTATTCCGTAGTCTGTAGGTGTCATATTGCTATTTCCAATAATTAGATGCTTATTGGTACTTGTGTTAGAAATTATCATTGTTGATTTTACATTTATTTCGTCTTCAATTGAAAGCTCAACAGGAGTCGTAGCATTTAGGGTATAATTTCTAGTTCTTATCATATCCATATTATAGCAAAAAACCCATTCAGAGGCGGATCCGAATGGGCATTGCTAGTGTATTGCTACACATTATACTGGGAGCTTAATCTGTGGGATGCTACAACCAGTACATATTAAGTATAAAATAGTTTAAATTCTATGTCAAGGATTTATCCGATGAAAATTTCATCGTGTCTATATATCCAGTCAACAGCAGCATACTTGATGCCATCTGTTACTTCATCAGTTTCATACTGTTCACCATTTTTTAATGGAAGTAGGTATAGTTGATTTTCTTTAACTGGAATACTAAAGTCTAAATCTTCCCAGTTGTCTTTACTCTTTAGGACTAAGTTTCCGCCCTCAAACTCACCAATATAAAGCACTACTATGTAGTCAGCGGCAGTCCAGGTTCTAGATATTTTAGTTTTAAAATGTTTTAAATGAGGAGCAGATCTACTAACCCAAATATGACCATTGGTCCAATATTTAGGAATTATAAAATCAATTAGCTTATCTTGAAATATTTCAAGCGATCTTACTGGTGGGCTTATTAGGCCATCGATATCACTAGAAGCATCTTCATGGCTACTCCAAGACTCTTTCTTTATCTGCTCTATTTCTTTTTTAATTAAATTTAATTTTTCTTCTGGAAGAAAGTTTTCATATAAAAGAATTCCATGACCTATTTCAGTCAGAGACTCAGTGTTTTTGATATTTGTTAAAAAATCTTCTTGCTTAAAAACTTGAGACATTTTATTTTAACTCCTATATAAAAAGCTTGGATAAACATATCTGATGCCAGATTTAACTTCAGAAACCCCGTGTCGGATTCTTGATCCATGTATAACTAAATCTCCAGCAGAAGGGGTGTATGATAGAGATAGATTTGGGTAATATAGATTTCCGCCTTCAAAATCGTCATTGATATAAACAACGCATCCATACTCAGTTATAGCACATGTGTTGTTGTCGTCGGTATCATCAGTTCCTTCATCACCACAACTGTCTTCATGCTCATGCATTGTATCTCCAGCCCACATTCTGGCAAGTGATTCTCCAGGAGTTACACTGTATCCTTGAACAAGATCTTGAATTTTATTTCTTACTGGAATTAGTTCTGGAACAATTAAACTACTTCTTCCGTTATACCATTCGATTGTATGTCTGGCAGCGTCTCCGCCCCAAGCCTCATCACCTAAATTTTTAGATACGTCATATAGATTAGACACTTCTTCTTTACTTAGAAAATTCTTATAAACCCAAATCTCTTCTTCTGGGTGAAGTCTTTGAACGTTTGGGTTGTTTTCAAAATTAAGCATCTTTCTTCTTTCTCCAAAATAGTATTTTAGAAATTATTTTTTCTATACGTTTTTCTATCTTGGCTTCCATTTGCCCAGCAGGACTTTCTTCCCTGTAATATTTTGATTGGAAATAGGGGTTCTTCATTTGCTTAGAAAATTCATGTGGGGACATAAATTTATTATACCCACATGAACCTAATAACTCAAATATTATTGATCTACTGAAATAGCACCACGAGAAATTAGTGCATCAACCATGCCGCTACACATTTGTCGATATCCTTCTTGGACTGACAATAGGTGCTTTTCTAACTCAACAAGGTCCTGCTTATGCATTACTGCCGCCTGACGCTGTTGGATATTAAGTTGTTCTACCATAATTTCTACAATTGCGTTTTTAGTCGCCATCTTTATTTTCCTCAACTGAATAAGAAGGGGTGGGCCCAAGTAGGAACCCCTGTTCATGATATTGTATCATTTTTTGTGTATCTTCGCCACCCACTATTTTATTAGATATTATAGTGAGCAGGTCATAAATTCTATGAAGCATAATATAATTTACCATTGGCAAATTATCTTCTAGATTTTGAGGCTCTGGATTATTTTCTGTCATCTGGCCTTCCTAGGTCTTCCCAAAACTTTTCCCGCCCCATGGCATCTGTTTCTTTAATGGTTCCTCCGTCAGTTTGAATTTCGGTCAACGGATTTTTTAAGCTCTCCATAAAATTCCAATCCAATATTATTTGTATACTGACAGGATAAGCAGTATAAATAAATTATACCCTCATTTGTTTCGTTGCACATTAAAGGGCCCTGATCCATAGGACATTTAAGTCTAGGAACAAGGCCCTTCTCTGCTAGAAGTAGGTATTTAGACACATATTGTATGTTCATATACCTACCCTTCTAATTTTTGAATTCAGCTAAGAACTCTTTGTATCTTGCCCCATTTAGGGAAGACCATGATGACCAATCGGTTCCGCCTTTAGTCATATAATACGTTATCTCTGCGTTAATTACTGGGTCAAACAATAAAATGTTTGACTTTAGATCAAATTTTTCTTTACGATCAATGCCGAGTTCACCCAACATATTAATCTGAAAAATTCCGTAGGAACTGTCTCCAGTTTTCCTGTCACCATTGTAAGCCATAGGCCTTGAATTGGATTCTGACTTAGCAATAGCCCAAGCCTGTTTAAGGGCTTTTCCTTCAAAACCAACAGCTGATAGGAGTTCTTTTAGTTCTCCGTCTGTTAGCATCTCAGAAGGCTTGTATACAGTAGTGCTGTACTTCTCTAAGGTTTCTTTCTTTAGTTGTACTGTTGATTTAGGTGTTTCCACCTCAAGAGCTTGAGTTTCTGTTGGACCAGGCTGGACAGTAAACAGGAACAATGTTATCATTCCTATATAAGCCCAGTTATGAGCAACATCACTCAAACGTTCTTTTATTTTCTCCATTGGCATTTCCTCCTTTAGAGATAACGAACTATAATCATAACATTACTTGACAGTAGGTGTCAAGTTAGTCAACCAGAAAGATTAAATGGAAATATCATATTCTACGCCTAGATCCAACTTAACAACCAAAAATGGTTATGGTCATGCTGGATTTAAAGTGGCAGAATGTCTAACCAAAATGGGTCATAGATTAACCTATCAAAACCCTAAAGCTAAATTACAAATTAATTTTTCACAACCTACAAATTATAAATTACATAGAAATCAATATCAGATTGGTTATACTCCATGGGAATCAACAGTTATTCCAGAATCGTGGAGAGAAAAAA